ATTAATGGTACGAGCAGTTTGTAATATAGTTGCTGATCCAGCATTGCCAGTAACAGTTGTTTGAGCGGTAGAACTAATTACACCGCTGGCAATAGTGATTGTTGTACCATCAACTTTAACACCGCCAAGAACTGTTGTTGATGAGGTTGGTAGTGAGTAAGCATTAGGTATGTTTGTTAGATCATTATAACTACCAGAGAACAGAGTTGGTTTACCAGTTAGACTAGCGTATGCTCCATCAAACAATGTTGGCTTGTTGGTTAAGTCATTATAACTTCCACTGAACAATGCTGGTTTGTTTAGTATCTGTGCTAGTCCAGAACTGGCATTCCAATCACTATTAACTTGTGCGGCAGGTATTGTTGGCTTGTTAGTTAAATCAGTATAACTTCCACTGAATGGTGCGGCTACACTGATAACACCTGCGTTGATAGTTATATTGCTACCAATCTTTACTCCACCTAATATTGTGTCAGTTGCTGTTGGTAAAGTATAAGCACTGGGTATTGTTGGCTTGTCAGTTAAGTCAGTATAACTACCTGAGAACAATGTAGGTTTGCCAGTTAGACTAGCGTATGCTCCATCAAACAATGTTGGTTTACCAGTTAGACTAGCGTATGCTCCATCAAACAATGTTGGTTTACCAGTTAGACTAGCGTATGCTCCATCAAACAATGTTGGTTTGTTTTTAATAAAACTTTTTAAAGTGTTGTCAGTAACATTCCAATCAGATTGTATCTGAGCAACACCACCTGAACCACCACTTACTGCAGAGAATTCAAACTTTTTACTTGTACCATTGTACCCAAGATAATATCCATCTTGAATAGTAGAACGATCGATGTCGTCAAGATATCTTAGGTTTACTTCACCAGATCCTGGACCTGTGGCAGCAATGCGTCCGATTGCTTGCTCTAAAAATTTAAGTTTCTTTTGAATGCCAGTAATGTTGGGATCTACTGGTTGTGGTGCTGGCTGTTGAAAAGAATCTTTATTGACTACTTCTTTTTCAACAATTACTTCTTTTTCAACAATTACTTCTTTTTCAACAATTACTTTTTTAACAGGTTGTTTCTTTTCAACAAACAACTCCATCATTTCACCAATATCATTATTGGCTTTGAGACTTTCTTTAACAGCTTTTAATGCTTTTCCTGCAGGTGTTTTTTCTTGTTCTTCTTTGAGTTTACGTTTCTCTTCAGCAGCAGCTTTGAATAGCGTAGAAAGATTTACTGGCTGTTCTGGCTCTGACTTTTGTTGTAGCAAAAGTTCTTCCTGCTCTTTGAGTTTACGTTTCTCTTCAGCAGCAGCTTTAAATAGATCACCAAGATCAGTCATATCATTATACTGCTGTAAAGGTAGTCGTCAATGGCACCAAGGTAATTGCAGTTGAGATCTTGTTGGTTGTTCCATATTGGAAAATTGGTCCAGAATATAATACCACATTACCAGCAACCCCATTGATAGCACGATTAGTTGCCTGCGCAGCTGGTACGTTAAATGTACACACACCAAACTGCATGGTTGCTGAGCCACTCATTGAGACGCCATAGGTATTGGCACCTGTGCCAGTGTTAGTAATAATACATACACCCATACCCCACTGTACCGTTCCACTTAGAGTAACCACAGCACCTGTGTTGGCTTCTACTCCACATCTTAGCATATTGCCTGTAGAATCATTTGCCATATTAAGCACTTGTCCTATGCCATTGGTTTCCAGATTGCTTATGCTACAGAATCCACGCTGAATGTCTATTAGATATACGGAACCACTGGCTCTAGCCATGGTACAATCATACATTTCCACTCTGCTGCCAGTGCCAGTATTATCCGCATAAACACAACTCTTGGTAGCATTGCTTTGATAGCAGTACACATCGTCTAGGTAAAGTTTTGATGGATTGGCGCCAGTCACTTGAATAGCATGATTTGTACTGTTGGGGTTGACAGCAACATTAAACAAACCAAATCTATTGACGTTTATGGCGTTTGCGCTGGAGTCTGCTGGGGTAATAGTAACATACCCATTAATCCAGATTGGTACGTGTCCAGCATCAGGAGTAGCAGCACCGATAAAAATATTTCCACGAGTCAGTGCCACGTTTTCTGTAGTTGAACTCAGTAGTTGAATAAACTGTGGGTTACTAACAACAGCACCACTGATACTGATTGTTAAAGTGTTAGCAGCAATTCTTGCTTCAATATATGCTAAAGCAGCAGTAATAGTTTTAAATGGTTTGGCTACACTTCCATCTGATGTGTAAGTATCAGTTCTACTTGGATCAACAAGCCAATAGTTATTTGGTGGAACAACTGCGCCAAGTACATAGTTCTTTAATGCTAATGCTGTTAATTTTTTATTAACACTGCTTTCTACTACTGGAAAAGTTGTTGCATCAGTGGCTGCTGCCAACGATGTCATTGCTGATATTTTTATTTGTGTCATTTTAGTGTCCCATTCCTTTGCGGACATCATTATACATCTCCGCTTTGTGTGCGTCGCTCATTTTGCTAGGTGCGCCAGCATGGAATTCTTTCTGATTGCCAGCTGCAGCATGAGCACGCATTTTACTTGCGGACATGCCACTAGTACCCTCTGCGTCTGGATCACGAGCACCAGAAGAATGAACAGTTATAGATTTGAAATTATAGTGGCCATGAGCAGAATCTTTACCATTATATTTGTGAAGAAGATTATGCATTTCTTCTTTACGATCAGAACCAGCAACTACATGTAGATGTTGAGCACCAGCAGCATGAGCAGCTGCTGCGTGATGAAGAATTGTTGGTTTATCTTTACTTGCAGCAGAAACATTTGTTCCAGGAAAGGCACGACCAGCGTGTTTAACTTTCTGCTCACCAGTCAATGGATTCTTCTTAGCGTCTTGGCTATGAGAAACAACAACACCATGAGTGGCTTTATGTTGTTTCGCAACATCGTGAACCTTGTTAACAACTGCTTCATGACCAGAAGTAATTGGATTCATACGACCAAATGCCAACACGTGGTGTTGTTCACCAGCTTCTTGTAAGTATTGTTTTAATGTTTTCATTAGCAGTGCCACTTTCTTAATGCGAGTGCTTTACGAGTTGGCTCGCCGTTTGGTTTTTTCATTGGACCTTCTACGCCAGACATTCTTGCGCAGAAAGATTTTCTACGATTAGCAGCTTTACTTCCTGGTTTCAATTTACTTGGCTTTGTTGTAACAGCAGTTTGTAAATGACTACCAGGAGTTTGTCTACGATAATGGTCAACACCTTTTTGTGTTAAACCACCAGTAGATGATTTATAACCTTTTGCATCGATAGCATATTCTAGTAATTCTTCATCAGGATAGACTTCCAACCATTCCCAAACAAGTTCTGAATCAACACCATTGGTAGCTGCCATTTCTTCAACAACTTCTTCAATCAAATCGAACTGTGCTTCAACTTCTTCAGTTCTAGTTCTACGACCAGCAAAGTTATGTATACCTCTATCTTTTAATTCAGAACGAGATGCTTCATATTCATAACGATTCTTATGAGCACTTGCTGATGTATTACCAAGAGTTTTAACTTTTTTATCTAAAGTTGAAGTTGCTTGTGTTTTAGCAATTTTGTTTGTTGCTCTATACAAACCAGTATCTCTTTTATCGCTAGTATCATTAGACTTTAGATTTTTATTAACATAAGATTTTAAAGTTTTTGTATCTAACTCAGCAATCTGCTCAAATTCTTCATTCTTTGGCTTCTTGCCAGCTTTTTTGATTGCGATAGCAATTGCTGCTTGCTGGGCAGGATTTGCTGCTTCATTCTGAGAATCTTTTAACGATTTGTCAGTTGGCGCACCTTTACTTCCTGGCTTACGCATCTTCTCACCAGAACCATGTTTGATTCTTTCTTGTTTGGCATGGATATTATCCCACAATCCACGTTTTGCTTCTTCTAAGTATTCTTTGAACGAGATCATTTTATTTCCTTGTCTTTAATAAGTTGGCTCTTGCGAATTCTGATCTATTGACCAATTTAGTTGGTTCATTAGCATGGTGAACAACGTAACCTTCTGGATTAGTTTTCGTACCATTAATAGAATGTTCAACTCCACCACCACCTGAGTGATGCGCATCAAGAGCACCTGTTAATACATGTTTAGCATTAGCAAGATGCCCATGCATCTGCAATAAATTACCATAATGTTCTTTGTGTTTTTCAACGTGAGCAACCTGAGCAGCACCTTCACCAGTATGCGCTTCTTTTGCTTTTGGTGTTGAAACTTTCGCAGCTTTTTTCTCATAATGAGATTGAACATGCTGTTGAAAACCTTTAACGCTTGGTTTCTCGCCAGTACGAACAGTTGAGTTGATATATGTTCCTAGATGACCAGCTTCCCCACTGTGTTGTGGATGGACAGCTGTATACATTGAAGATCCATGTTCTTTATGAATTTTCTCAGCTTCACCCATATGTTGATGGAATTCATCTTGTTTCTTTTTATCGTAAGCAACTTTGCTTGTATCAAGATGAGCCGAAGTCTGGTGAACATCAGGATGTTGATTAAATCCTGCATGACTTGTTAATGGCTTTGCTTGCATTGAATGCATATCTTTACCATGATACTGAGTATGAGTAACAATACCAAACTTTGATTTCTTAGCAGTTTCTGCTTCTGGACCAGAATGGGCGTAAGTAATTGTATTTGGCGTATACGATGCTTTACCATCTTTCGTCGTCACATCGCCTTTTGGATTTGCTTTACTTTTACCACCAGAATGCATCACATCGCCTTGATAGATGCCTTGTTTTGGTGCAACCTTTGGTAGATGTTTTAAAGCAGCATTCATTTTGTCTGCCAATCCTGGAGCATGACCATGATTCGCTTGAACATCTTTTGATGTGTAATTTAATTTTGGTGTTTTGTTGAATGCGGATTTTGTAGCAACAAAGAATTTACCTGACTCTGGATGATGTCCGTAAACGATAGATGGCGATCCATCATATTTTGTTGTTAGATTTGAATCTGATTTACCAGTAGCCATATGCTGGTGGGCTTGTTGTAGCGCACCTTTGGCATGACCATAACCTGCTGCGCCATGGAACAGTGGACGATCCTCAGCGTGGGTAATGTGCTTTAACTTAGCACCTTCTTCGGCTTCTTCTTGAATTACCTGTAAATATTGTTTTAATTTTAACATAAACTTCCTCTATTCCATCTATTTATTATACTATAAAACCGAATAAATGTCAAGCATACCCCTACGGACAGTAGGGTTATTATACACCCTTGACTACAATATACAAAGAGCTGTCAGCACTTACCTTTTTGGAACTATAATAACAAAATGTCATATTTTCTTTAAATTTTGCTGGTGTTCCAGCAGCCATCATAAAACTGTAAAGGTAAGATATTAAATTAGCAAATCTGTCTTTTGTTAATTTATCTGCTTTGTCAAATATTGCTTCAGCTTGTTTATAATCTTTTAATGTATTTGATAATCTTGGGAATTTACCAAACATCTGTTTCAACTCAGTTTTTGCTTTAGTATAATCTTGAGATGTTACACCAACACCACTTCTTACATTATACTGATAATTTTTTTGTACATGTGGTCCATATTGTTTAGCATCAACAGCACCAAGTTGATAACCTGCGCCAATAAATCTACCTTCTAATGATACATTCAATGTTGTTGCGGATGCTTTAAAACCACATCTAACAGCAAAACCAGATTTTGTTTGAACAATAAAATTAGCAAAAGTATCTGATAAATCTACTTTAGAAAATGACATATCATATTCTAATTGCTGAGACATAGCATTTGCTGGATCAACAATCTCAACTTTCGCAGATTGATTTGATTCAACTTGCTTCAAAGAGATTGGAATTAAATCTTTCTTTTTGTATGCTGCAGCAATACCATTATTTAATTCTTCAATAGACTTGGCAGCAATTAACTTTTTCATATCAAAAGTTTTTTTAATCATCCACACATCAGCAGGATTCCAGTTGTCGTTTGCTTTACCAGAAAGTTTTCTTCCAACTGTATATAAATCTTTTGTCAAATCTTGCGCTTGTCTCTCGTAAGTATAACCCTTACCAGCTTTCAAAAACTTTTTCAACTCATTAACTTGTTTTACTGCACTCTCATAATACAAACTATCGTAATATGTTTTCTTTGCGCCAAGTTTATCGCGAATAGTGTCCTCTGATAACATTTTATTGTTTTCAAACACACTCTCAAAAAGATACATACTAACAAGTTCTTTAATCTCAGTAAGTTTACCTGTATCACTTTTTGCATTTTCACTAAAATGATTAAATGCAGTATTGATAGAACTCTCTGAACCTTTAATTAGAATTACTTTATTCTTCTCATCTTTAACATACAGTGTCGCAGATCCAGCAGCCAACTCAATAACTGTTGAAATGTCTTTTGTTTTTGCTGATTTTGTAATGGAGAATACAGACTCGCCAAGTTTATACTTTTGAGCAGTAAACTTGCTACCAATCGCAGCAGATATTTTGCTTGCGTCTTTTAGGACAATTTTATGCCCTTCTCCGTATTTTGTGCTTCCTGCAATCGATGCCATAGATATTCCAGTAAAAATTACTGAATATTTAGGTATTCGGCACGCTGTTGATATTTTCTATCCCAGCGTAGGATTTCCTTGTAGAGATACTTGAGAGGATAGTCAAATCCGTCAAACGACTTCTTGATTGCCTTCAATGTAGGTGAGTAGCGTCCTATGCGTTTAGCACGGAGCATTTCGTGAACTGGTTTTTTGAGATTAACTGATCTCATTTCCATAAGAATACAGTGAGAATATGCTTGTATCTCACACCAAGCAGCATAGTATTCTCTATCCTCTTGTTTGTCTGGGTCGTTGCTTTCTCTATGTAGCAACACAAACTCATACTCATTTTCATGGAAAGACCACTGCATGTGGTGAATATACTCATGCATCATGGTGATAATAATTTCAAATTTGAACTTGTCCCATTCTGCGTTGGTGAAGATTCGTGGACGAACTGTAAAGACTTGAATCTTTTCTTCGTCAAAGGCAAACTCGCCTGATACAGTAAAGTCCGAATTTTTGGATCTTTCTGTATACAGGGTTGTTTTATAGTAGCGTGCTAGATAACGCTTCAGATTGATTCCGAGATAGTCATCTCGGTATTTGTCCAACTTGCGCCACAGCTGTGATGGAACAAGTTTGGGCAAATCTACATTCAACAGTTCGGTAAAATTACCATTATAATTGCTTAAGAATTGCCCTTTCATTTTCTGTCTCCTAAAGCATTATTATACTATAAAATACAGGAAATGTCAAGCTACCCGAAGAACTCGTCCAGTCCTTGGGTTGTTGGTGCTTCGAAATGTTCATCGAACATATTTCTTGCATTTCTGGGGATATTTGGATCATAATTCGACTTCGTCTTGAGTTCGTTTAGGAAACCTGTAGTTCTACCCATAGCCAAGTCGATGTAGTGCTGAGCAACTACTTTTCGATCAAATTGTTTAATCAATTCGTAGTTATTTAGCTGAATCTGTCTGTAGTCTTGTTCGCGCATGAAACAATAGTTAGCGATCGCTTCGCCATATTCTTTTGGTGTAAAATCCTTTTTGAGCATACAGTAGTTAACACCTGCCTTCAAAACAGTTCCCATACCCTCATCGTTGTTGGAAACCCCATAATTTACAGCGATGGGCACAGTCCCGATGCGCATAGCATCAATGACAACCCTATTGAAATGCTCACCAAAAGTGTTAGACCAGCTAGGATCAACAAGAAATTTAGAAGTTGCCAAAATTTCGTCACGTTTTGCTCCAGAAATAAAACCAAGATATTGAAAATTGCCTGAATTTTCAGCATTCTCCCAAATACGTTTACCTTCTCTATCTGGTGTAACATCTGGATCATACTGAGAAGTCGCAAAATATTCTTCTTTACATTTATCTTTGGACATCATATATGCTGCTTCAATACCATATCCACCAACCAGTGTTTTTACATCTTTCATGTAAGGAACAGCACGAACCAAATCATCGACACGTTTCCAACGCTTAAATGTTTGGATAGATAAAATCTTATTTTCACGCTGATTGAATGGTGGTGTTTCAGGAATACCAGCAATGTCTTGTGGGTTTAAAATCAAGGCACGTGGTACGTCCATAAAATCAGCTGAGTCATATGCTGCTGGATGTACACAAGCCAAACCAGCAAAGTGTTTCTCAAACAAAACAATCCAAGGATATAACTTTTTAAGATTAGCATCATGAATAATTGGAACCTGCTTTGATGTAATTTGTTCAATCATCGGCAGCCATTCTAGATACTGCTCAGTGTCTTTATTTTTAAAACCAAAAATAGACTGCCAAATAACCAAGTCGTGTTTGTTAGCATCTTCAACAAACTGATCAATAGACTCTTTAACTTTATACGAATAGTATGGAGCAATCCAGCCATCGCCTTGATGAACAGGATAACCTGTACCGATACCAATTTCGTAGCCTTCTTTTAACTCAGAAGGAATTTCAACTGGCTTCACTTGTTTATTTGGTTTAAGATAAGCAAATGTTACCTCATGACCAATTTCTTTCAATCCTGCTACGAGATGTTCACAGTGATTGATAATACCTCCAAAGTTGTTGAAGGTGTGCATTACCATCATAATCTTCATAGTGTTTTCCTTAGTTCATAACTTTTATGTTGTTGTTCAAGCCACTCTTGTGCTTCTATTTCGCTGTCAAAATATGGACTCACCAAATTACGATAAGTTCTATTGATCCAAAAATAAGTATAGGTGTGCATACCAACGTCCCTATACTTAATTAGTTCCATGCCATCAAGTCCAGAGTCCATGGCGCACCTTGATAAGTCGTATCATCATTTCTTCGTCTTCAGTCTCATACGCTTGTTCAATTTTATGACACTCATCAAGCATTTTAGAAACTCTTTCTTTTTCTTCTGGTGTTTTTTCTTCACGACCCATAAAGCCATATGGTTCGCCATCTTCATCGCGATCGTTTCTACGCTCATCGCAGTAAGCAGACCATCCTGATGCTTCGTGAGGATCAACACGTTTTGGTCTTTCAATTGTCCACCAATTATATAGATCTAGAATTTCTTGTGCTTTAATTGCTTGGTGAGTTGGTTTACCATAATCAGGACTATCTTTCTCTACCCACTGTTCATCATGAACCAACTTACGTTGCCATTCTAAATTAGCAAGACCACATTCAGGTTTGCGCCATGTGCGCCAGCGGAACCATCCCCAAGCCCACCATGGTGCAACAAATTTCTTACGAGCATCTTCATCCCATGCTACATGCCACCATGCTAATTCAATTTCAACAAAATCGACAAGTTCATTAAACAAACAAGGAAGAAACCTATTACCCACGTCACACCAACTACCAGGACTGATATCACGAGCATGGGCAGTAAGAGAATGAGTGCGAGTAACAAATCTATTGTTAATATAATATTTGAGAGCATAAAGTTTGTCCACTGGATAAAAGATTGTTTTTTGAATAATATCAAGTCCTTCTTCTGCCAACCAGTAGCGGAAAGGATGTGACTTTTTTGCTTGCTTGTTCCATTTGTGCCAACCTTCGCTGGTTTCAGCAGTTGGTTTCATTGTGCCACGAAGCCAGTCGGCAAACTTAGAACATGTCCAATAATTGTTTCTCATAATTACTCCAAAAGTATATTATACTATGTATTTGAGTTTTTGTCAAGCAAAGAATTCATCTAAGTCAGCGTTATTTGCTGCTGGGTGATACTTAGCAACCATCGCATCGCCATTTGGTTGTTTACGAAGATAGTCATACCATTCTTCATCATCCCACATTCCTGGACTTACGCCATTCCAAAGTTTCTTCCACAACTTATGTTCTTTATTTAGACGACGTGATTCAACATACTCATAACGAGCATTCTCATATTCCCAACTACCAAGTTGCATCATATTTTCACGAAGATAAACAACAAGAGAAATACGCTCTGAACCTTCTTCACAAACAATCGGTGTGTTACCATGGATGACTTCATGATTGTTTACCAATAACAAATCTCCTGGACGAACATTAACAGCAGTGCGAATCTCTGGGAAAATTAAATAACCACCTGTATATTTACCATCATTAGACAATGTCAACAGATTAGACATACCTTCAGTAAAATCACCAGCATCACGATGAGCAGCTGTACGGAATGTTTTATTAACTGTTACTGTAGTAAATGGTGTTGCCTCAATAACAAATTTCTGATCAATCTTATCAGTTGCTGTTTTCTGATTAGCATAACGCTGTGGTAGTAGTGTTTTAAAACCACGTGCCAATGATTGTAGAAATGGATATGCCATTCTAAACTTCTCAGGATTATCTCGAGTATAAGTTGTCGCACGACCAAAAGGAATTCTAGGATAACGATCAAACCAACCTGCGATACCAGAATCAACTGGATTACCATAAGATGTTTCACTAATCATAGTCATAACTTCTTCTGTTGCTTTCGCACGTTCTTCTGGATTGAGTTTGATGATTGAATCAACCCACTCATCGAAATTAAACTTGTTACGGAAACGTGAGATAACCCAAACATTATTTTTACCAGAACCCAATGCTTTCAAACGTGATTCTTGCGTTGGATACTTTTCTCTAATTGTGGTAATAACATCATCATCAGACAATCGAGCAAAACGAGCAGACAGCAACTCACTAATCATTTCTTCTTGATAGTTAGTAACCCACTCACGTCCTTCGCCTGTGACAGAAGTTCCTGCTTTGATACCAGAAGCAAGTCCACGATTTTCAGTACGAACTGCTGCTTCACGCAATCCAACATATGCTTGTTCCTGTTCTTCTTTGGTGAAGAAGTTCTTACGGAATTTAAAAGCGATCTTTGCTTCGCTGTGTGGATTGTCGTCTTCATGATCAGGTGGCAAATAGAAATCAGTATCTTCCTCAACCAAAAGATCATAATGAGATTCATCTACGAACATACCAAGTAAATGTTCTGAATCGTGAATTTTATCTGCTACAATAATTTTTGTCATACCTTAAATCCCTCAAAATTGTTTTCTTTCATTCTTTTGCCAAACTTAGACTGATCAAACAAAGGTGTGTCATCATCAACAGTTCCCTGTCCTGCGATATTCATTTGAGCACTCATCTCAACATCATACAATCTCATTTGCTTTCTATCAATACCAATAACAAAACGCTTGAAATAATTTGGATCTGAATAACGATTCTTCAACTGTTTTACCATAACCTGATTCATCTGATCCAACTCTTCAGTCGCAATTAACGCAACCATCAAATCAGCAGTTGCTGGCAAACCAAACGATTCTGAAGTATCCTCAAGTCCTGGATCTGTGTTAGCATATCCAGAACGAGTCGTTTGTGTTGCGGAAACAATTGGCACTTTATATTCACCAGCCAAACCACGCAACTCTTCAGCAATCGACTTAATATATGTATAAGAGTTTACATTGGCTCCCATACGAATTCTTTGAGAAGAACAAATGTTCAAGTAATCAATGTAAATAATATCTGGTTTGAAATTACGTTTCATCTTAAGTTCTTCAATCAATGCTCGGAAATGACCAGAATGAGCAGAAGAAGTTGGATATTCTTTAACAATGAATTTACCTTGTGTTTTGTTACGGACTTTCTCAAGTCTAGCATCAAATACACGTTTCTCAACCATAGGAATTGATTCAATTGACAACTCAAGTAAGTTCGCATCAATACGCTCAGCAATCTTTTCTTCAGCCATCTCCATAGTTATGTATAATACATTTTTACCAGTCAACAAATTAGCAGCAGCAAAATGACACATCGCCAAAGATTTACCAACACCTGTACCTGCCAAAATAATGTTGAGGGTTTTCTTACTCAAACCACCATTCGTGATTTTGTTAAGGATCTCCAAGTCGAAAGGAATTTTCTCTTCAACTCTGTGATAAAAATCATACCTCGCATCTGAGTCATCAAGATAGTCATGTCCAACATGTGAGTCGAATGTGACACCCAACGCTTTAGACAATAAATCTGGGATCGCATCTTGTGTTCTAATCTTATCTTTACCATCAATAATTTTAATTGAATCGATAATCGCATTATAAACAGCCTTGTCTTTACAAAACTTTTCAGTAGAAGTTGTGATCCAATCAATGTGAGTTTTCTCAGAATTGGTTGAATCGAGAATCTCATTCGCAAGTCTAACTTGATCTTCAGTTACATCGGTGCGATTTGAGATTTCAATTTTCAATACATCTTTTGTTGGTGCTTCATTATATGTGACAAAGAATTTTGTTATCTCTTCAAAAACTACTCTGTCAGTTCTATCGGTAAAATATTCTGGCTGAAGGAAAGGCATAACCTTTCTTGAATATTCTTCATGACACAATAAATTACCGAAGATTTGGTCTTCAATTCGCATCTACTTCTTCCTCTATCTCTTGTGGGGTATCTTCTTCACTACCATAATTATACTTGCTTTTGCAGTATTTGTCAAGTTGTTTCAAGATATCTTCGGAGAAAAATTCAGAAGGATTATTTGCGATATTTTTGCCGAACACTTTACGTCCATCGTGGACTTCAATTCGACCACCTTGGGATTTCCAAATTCCTGCCTCAATCGCAAGATCAGCAAGTCCGTGGTATCGGTCAAGACCTTTGGTAAATGAAAGTTTAGTTTCGACCATGGATTTCTCGCGAGTGAAGCGAGATTTTTCCAGTTTACATTTTATAATATTACCAACCACTTCGGTGCCGTCTTTATCTTGCGATTTTGACAGAAACACAATAGTAGATGCTGCGTACTTAAGACCATCGCCACCACCCATAGTTTTCGTTGGCATATACGCACCAACAACAGCATAGGTATGATTAGTAACAACCATAGCAACATCCAACTTTGATAGTTTCAATGATAGAACACGAAATGCTCCACGAATTAACTGAGCACGTGTCATATCACGAGTATCTTTACCTTCAAGTGTATCTTCCATCTCTTTAGAAGTTGAGAGCATACCCAATGAATCAAGAAAGAACATCAATGGTGGACGATCTTTCTTTGGTGTTTTTTCATAAGCATCTAAAACTTTAGTAGCTTGAGTGCGGAATTCTTGAATCGTAGAAACAGGAACAATCATGAAACGCTTGGTATCAATACCACGATCAACCAACATATCTTTGTTCAGTGCTCCTTCTGTTTCAAAGTATATAACTCCAGCCTGTTCATTAGTTCGTAGAAAATTGTTCGCAATGCCAATAGCATAAAATGTTTTTCCTGTGGAAGACTCACCAGCCAGAGCTGTAACTTTGTTGCCAGGAAGACCACCATAGATGCTACCGCTGACAAGAGCATTAAGGGAATAAGAACCAGTGTCGATAAAACTACTAGTATCACCAACCACACCATCATCAGCAAGTCCCGCATATTCATTATCAAGTTCCTTTACGATATTCTTTAAAAAACTCATTCTTGTGTCTCCTTATTTGGTACCAATTTAACTTCAGCAGTAATCATCTGTAAATATTCAGCGATGCATACTAAACAGTAGTGTTCATCCTCAATCCCAAACTCTGGCATGTTTACACGAATCGTGTATTCACCAATCTCACCATGTTTATCACAAACAACTTTTGGTGGTGTCTTGAGATCAATTTCTTCTGTTTTTACATCTTTAAATTTGACATCTTGGATGTCTGGAAATTCTTGTGTCATATTAAACTCCTTATTTCAGTATTATACTATATTCCGTATTAAAAATCAAATAATTAAAAGAATTCTGCCAAGTCATTCTTTTCGTCAACAGACCAGCCAATCGAATTCATAATTGCGGAAAGTGGGTCAAGGAAAACTTTTTCAAATTGTTTTTCATAATCTACGTATTTATGTAGGTCTAACTGTTTGGGTAATGTTGTAGTAAACGCAATAACATCTTCACGAATAGTATTTGGTTCACGAAGATAGATAAATTTAATTCTATCGCCTTCACGAATCGGTTGGTATAATTCTGTTAACCCAAGTTCCTTAATGTGATGATTGAACATCAACGCACCTCGAACATGAATCGGTGTTGATTTGCGATAAATCGAACCAGAATCAGAATACTCTTTCAAATTGTTTACGCTTCGTGGGAATGCGATATCTTCAATCGGTAACCCATAAAACTCTTTTCTAAAATCAACAATAAATTTACGTAATTGAATCTCATCACCAGCAATCAAAATCTTCATTGAATCTTTTAATTTACCACGAACTACCATAGGGGTTGACGACTTAACCATCTCAAGACCCATGATTTTCATTTTGGGTTCAGCATATTGAACACCCTCAGAATTGTGTACGTTAAGAACATAACGCTTCTTCGCAGTCCACACACCCTTGTCGGCAATAACTTCACGCTTCATAATCATTTTCTGAGAGAATGCGTTTTGTCTTTGAGCCAAGTCAGAATAACACTTATCTATGTATAATTGAATTTTATCTTCACAAATCTTATCAATATATTCAACAACTTTTGTTTTATCTTTCTGTTGTTCTTTCGTGAATACTTTATCAACAAGTGGACCAAATCGTAGATATACAGAGTCAGTGTCAACAGCAATTACATAATCTTCTTTTTCAGTCTTGAGTAATTTGTTGAAGTATTCATTAAATTTCTTTTCCATCCAACGAATAGACAACTGACCACTCAACGTGATACCTTCAGACATGCGTTTGTCATAATATCGGAAATATTGATTAGCCAACGCACCATAAGCTGAGTTCAACGCAATCTTAAGAGCCATCTGAAGATTATTCAATCGAGATATCTCATTTGTTAGAGATTCGTCTTTTGTGTTTTCATATTCTTGTTGAATCTTCAACATTTGTTTCTTTGCTTTACTGCGATTGATGTACATAGTTTCCATCAACTCAGGCAAGAAACCTTTGATGTCTTTACGGTAACACCAACCATTCGCAGTACAAGATAAATCTAAATCATGAAAACCACCAGTTTCTTCATGCTCAAGGAAATACCCAACACCACCAACGTGTTTATAACCTGCGTCCATTGTTTCAGGACTAATGTTATATTGCATAATCAAATGAGGATATAGACTGTTCAAGTCAAAAGAAACAACCCAGTTATGCATACCAACAAGTGGTTCTTTAACATAAGCACCTTCAATAACAGAATCTTTATCATTGTGTTGTTTGTTTGGAATCACAATCTTTTTAGAACGCAAATGATTATAGATGATTGTATCCCACATTCTAACTTGAGAGAACACATCCTCATAGTTTACCTTTGCGTTATACGCCATAACCATAGCCAATTCAATCAACTTCATCTTGTCTTCAAGTTTATCAACAAGCACAGTATCATGAATGTTATAATCAACAAACTTCTTCCATCCGTAGGTATAGAAATCTTTGAAAGTATCGTATTCAGAATAATCTAATTTGTTTTCACCAAGTTCAACAAACGCAATGTGATCCAACTTGTATGATTCTTGCATTGAGTAAGTAAACTTTTTATACAAGTCAATATAATCAAGAGCAGAAATACCTGCGATGTCATATGAGATTTCTTCAGATCCCTTAACATGAATCCTACGTTCGTTTATAATACCCCATGGGGATAGTTGCTTAGCATGAGATTCGCCAAGCACATTCATAATCCTGCGTGTTAGATACGGAATATCAAAGAAGTTGATGTTCCAGCCTGTAACGATGTCGGGATAGTTTTCTTTCCAGAAGTCCAGGAAATTCATAAGAAGTGCTCGCTCACTTTCGCAGTGATGAAATCTTACTTCTCTATTTCCTGTGTATGGATTTTTACCAAAGGTATGAATCTCTTTGGTTTTGTTGTCCATAAGTGTGATGAGAAGGATTTCCTCATTAGCAGTTTCTATGTTAGGAAATCCTTCCTCGGTTGTGGTTTCAATATCAATAGAGAAACATTTGATTAGATCTTTATTGAATGTGATGTCAGTAGGATATGTATCTGAGATATACTGGTAAGCAAAGTTTGTGTTACCATATACCATGAATCCTTGAACGTCTTTATAACGATCGATAAATTCTTTTGAGTCGCGAATAGATCCTGGACGAATTGAGTAAACAACCTCACCATCAAGTGTACGGAAAATTTCACCAGCATTTTTACTCTTAGATGATGCGTAGAGTGTTGGCTTGAAATCTATTTTGTCTGTATATTGTTTTCCGTTTTGATATCCACGTACACAAAGTTTGTTTCCCAGAGGGAACACATTTGTATAAAATTCCATTAATTATTTTCCATGTACTAGTTGCATGATGTCATATGCGCAGTCATGCACAGGATGATGTTTAATTACATTTGATCCCTTGTCGAAAGGAATTGTTAAATCACAGTAACCATTTTTTGCTGTTGTTGTTAAACAGTCTAATGCTGTTCTTACATCTCGCCATTGATTATATGGTGCGAGTAACTCTTGACCTGTGACTTTACACAAACTGTCAATCGCCATTTGATCTAGTGAACCACGTGCCCAAAATGTATTTTTACCTGGATTTCCAATGTAATCACGAAGTCGATTGATGCCTTCGATCGCTTCTAGGTCGTCTTCCTCACTCGGAATGAAACTTACCTTGCGAACGTAGTCATGTTGATTTGACCACCACTCAATGGTAGATTTATCAATCGTACGTTTATACTTAGCTACTTGTTCCTGCACATTAAACTTTACAAACAGTGCTTCGGAGATATAGTCATCGTAGGTTTGTGTTTTATCGTTTGGGTCAAATGCGATAATCGCAGCAGACAATACAACAGTCGTAGACTCTACACCGAGAGTCTCAATATCAAACATATACATCATTTTTCGTTATCCTTATCAATTCGAATTATTCGCACTTCATCATATAGAGTGCCACGTTTCAACATATCTTCCGCTACTTGATCTGCTTCAAGCCAGTTGTCGCAATGTTCTGTTGACATTACCAAACCCTGACGATATGCGACTACTTTAAATTGTGGTACCATTACAAAATCATCCTTTGTAGTTTCAACTTCGCTTCGTGTACTGATTTGAACAAATCTCCGTTGATTTTAATGTTGCGATTATGCTTGATTGCGACAGTAACATTACCAGCAGTGAGTGTGGTAGTGTCAGTTGTCTTTGTTTTTGATACTGTGTTACCAGTAGAGAAGAATAGCGTGTCCATGAGTTCGTCAGAAGCCATTTTACGCAAAAAGTGGTTATTAGCCATACAATACCCCATAATCAAGAATTATAGTATAATTATACCTCGAAACCTATTAAATGTCAAGGGTTTTTCCGAAAAAGACCAAATTGGAGCGATTTTGGACGATTTTTGTGGTTTGGGAGGGGTAAAGGTCGGTCCAGACAGAAAAATCGTCCCTGTAGGGTCTAAAATCGGTCTACAGGGACGTTTTTTTGGGTTTTTAGACCCTATGAGGACCCCTATGAGGACGCTTTTTAGACGTTTCCAAGGGTCAAATACTCTAAAAACATAACACTTTCTTGATATGAACCAAATATTCTAGTAAAATAGTCGCCTGTTACCTCATTATAACCAACAATCATAATCTGCTCATCAAGGTATACAGACGCTTTGATGAACCAATCACCTCTCATCGCAGTTGCGTAAGATATAATACCTTTACCGATGGTGACTTTTTTTATACTCATGCATTTATTTATCAGATGCATGAAGGGAGCCGAAGCTCCCTTGTTTTTATTTCACTGGTTTTGGTTCAGGTGACTTTTCATTCACCCAATCCCAATCATCATCTGTCATTGGGATCCAGTTGTTCATCTTCCAATACCTCTTGTTATTGCATCCGCACGTGCTTTGCGTGCTTCACCAATTGATTCAAGAATTGATTTGAAAAATGTACCAATTAGTTTAAAGAGTTTCAGTGATCGCATCTTGCTCTTCCTCTGTTAGAAGTTGTTTCTTAGATGCTTTCGCGTCTTTCACTTCAATCTTTTTTGGCTTTTTGTGTTCAGGAATAACACGCTCTAAGAAAATCTTTAGCATGCCATTGAACATTTCCGCATCCTTAATTTCTGTTTGATCATTAAGTGCGAATGTACGAGTAAACGCACGATTAGCAATACCTTTGAAGACATAGTCAGAACCATCTTCTGCAGTAGTACCCTTAACAATCAACTTGTCTCCATCAATCTCAATCTCGATGTCTTGCTTAGCAAAGCCAGCAACAGCGATCTCAATGACATACTTGTTCTCGTCTGTCTTCTTGATGTTGTAAGGTGGGTAGTTTGGGATATTTTTTGTTAGATCATCATGTAGTTTTGCTAGTTGATTGAATTGCTCATCAAAACCAACAAACACTCTATCAAAGTCTTGACCGAAAATGGTCGGAATGAATTTATGTACCATAAGTTTTCTCCTATTAAGCGAGTTAGAAAAACCCTCAAGCAATCCCCGAAAGCGATTGAAGAGAGCCATATTAAATACTGGTTACGATTCCAGCGATATCGTGACGCCATATCCGCTTTATGCGATTCGTTACTTAGCGGTCCTAAGGTGAATCCAAATTAGTGGGGGTTCTGGGCTGGTTTCCCCCAACCAGTTTATCCTAGAGTATTACGTCGCGATAGGACTAGGTTCCATCTTTGACGTTCCCATCCCTGAGAATCGTTTAGCGATTGGCTACGTACATTGTAATTTCAAAGCCAAAACGCATTTCCGTTGCAGTAGGTTTAGTCCACATGTTTTCATCTCCGTATATGTCCGATTTGGACAATAATACTTATTGCCCGAAGGCAAATAAATGGCTAATGAAAATCATTAAAATCTACTAACTGTTTTTATTTATATTATCAAACTTCATCAAAGCAAGTTGCCTTGCTAAAAAAAGTCTAAATTTTACATGTGCACTAAGATCTGTATCTGTATCTTCTTGAACAATTTTTGGACGACGATAGGGTGATTGAATATCTAGTTCATCAAACCAATCGTCATCATCGTCATCAATTTCTAAATTACTTAGAAGTTGCTGTTGCTTTCTTTGTGTCCTTGGTAGGTGTAGCTTGACTTTTAGTGGCTGCTTTAGCAGCGTCCTTTTCTTTCTTGGCTTCTACCTTTGCCTTAGCATTTGCAGCTGCTTTCTCTTGAACAGAAGTTGGAGCATGTTTCGCTTCATCTTTCTTAGCAACTGGTTTCTTTGTCTCAGCTTTTTTGGCTGGGGCAGTAGCTGCTGGTTTTGGTTCAGGTGATTTGGCTGGTTGAGCAAATGATACTGTTGCTACTGAAAGTGCTACGATTGCGATAAGATTTTTCATGATTGCGTTTCCTCATTAGTTGAAGTTTGGATTTCCTGCGCTTCTTGGATCGCTTTCCATTGTGGTACAGCTTGATTGCGTAACTTCTCAATTAAGCCACTTACTTTGATGTATGGTTGTTCGCCAAGCGCAGATAACACAAGATCAACCTCATCAACATTAAGATTCAATTTAATAATACTCATAATTTCCTACTCTCCATAGTAATATAACGCTACAGCATTATAATTGGTTGACTTACTTCTTAACTTTTTTCCCAATATTATACTTGGGTACAAGTTCCCATTCGTCTTTCTCTTTGAAAGACAATACTTTAATTTGTGACAATGATGCTTGTGGTTCAGCTTCTGCTGGTTTTATAATTTTCAACAGTCCCCAATCTTGAAGCAACACAGCAACTGTGTTCCTACGTTCAATATCATTGTTTGTTAAATTTGATTCTTTTCCATCCAAAGCAAATAGTTCTTTGAAATGCACCAAGAAATATCTACCCTGTTTGTGTAGAATATGACATGACTGAAACAACTTATGCTCTTTACGTGATGCGATCCCAATACGTGTCAATGTTTCCTTAATCTTAAGGAAATTGTCTGGTTCTGGGAGTGTCACTTCGAGCATACTGTCTGATGTCCAATCATAATAAACAGTTTCAACACTCATTTTCTTCCACCTTTATCCATTTTTCGTTTTATCAGTTGTAACTGTTCTTCTGTCAAAATGTCGAGAACAGTCATTGCTTTACGCTTACTATAATCATAGTATTGCATTACCATTTCCAAGTCATCTGTTTTTGGGACTTTCTCAGCCCATTTACTGAATCGTTTTTTCTTGGTAATTGTATTTAGCAAATACGAAAATTGCCAATCTTTCGGAATGGCACGATGGATATTCATCTGATTGGCTTGAAGTACTGTATCTGGAAAGTACGCCAAACCTCTGTTGATGATGAAAGAGTTATAGTCTTTTTCAGCTTGTGGTTCTTTTATTAGATCCTTGTTTTTGTTGTCGCAGATCGCATTAATAAAATCAAATGGGGTCATGATAACCTCACTTGAATTTACAGTTTGCCATAATCTCTGTCAAAGCAGCAACATTATTAACTTCAATGTCAGCAACGAATGCTGCTTTATACTGATAATCAGCAAGTATCAACACAAGCTGAGGAACAGATTGTCCCTCAACAATATCTGCAGCAGTGTCATAAAGTCTTCGGAATAATACCGAAGTTTCAATGTCGTTGTTTCTAGCAACCCACTTACGTGCTTCAATAAAGTTTTTCTCCTTGAGATAACCAACCAACTCTTTCATGGTTTCATCGGACATGTTGGCCAAAATGCCAGCATCAACTTTACCACTAACACTATATCTTTGAAGTTCGTTAAGAACTCTACGGAAGTCTGGGAAAAATGTTTCTACAACTTTAGCAACAACTTTAGAATCAGATTCTACACCTTCAGATGTTAGAACATCATTAACCCTGCGGAAAAATGATGCTGCGATCTTTGGTTTATCTTTGCTTTCAATCTTAAAGTCTACGACTGCACATCGACTGTGGAGTGGGGCAATGATTCTGTTTTTGAAGTTACATGTAAGGATGAATCGACAGTTGTTTGAAAACTCTTCGATAAAAGCACGCAAGGCTGCTTGTGTGTCTGGCGTAAGATAGTCGGCTTCGTCAAGGATGACGACTTTTGCACCTTCTGCGGTGATACTAACAGACGAGGCAAATTGTTTGATTTTTGTACGTAAGACATCGATTCCTCTTTCTTCAGATCCGTTGATAAACAAATAATCAGCACCCAACTCATTACACAAAGCACGTGCCACTGTAGTTTTACCTACACCAGCACTGCCTGAGAAAATAAAATTGGGCAACTGTCCCTCAGCAATATATTGCTTAAATGTATCTTTGATTTGTTGCGGTAGGATGCAATCATCAATAACTTGTGGGCGATACTTCTCGCACCAGAGAAACTCTTCACGACTCATAATATAATATCCTTAAAATTATTCAGATGTTGAATCAGATTCAACTGCTACATAATATGATAGACTTGTTTTTGCAGATTTAAAACGACAAATTTTCATCTTAGCAATAGAAACATCATATGCTCCTGGAAGCATTTTGAAGTTTTCAATTTTAAGGTTTGCTGTAAAGTTCTTATCAGTTGTACCAACCTCAACTTCAAATTTATTTGTTAGAGGATTTTTCTTATCCACAACAACAGCATTTACTTTGCCATTTGAACCGATGAAAGATACATCAGATACTTTAAGAACACCAGCAGCACGGATCAAGTTTGATAGATCGCCAGCTGAGAGTGAGAAATTGATTTCCGCTTCTGGGAAATTGATTGCCTTGGCAGGTGTCTTCAAAGTAGTTTCTTCCGCAGCACGGTAACTAATTTGATTCTTACCTTCTTTGATTGTTACAGTGTTTCCACTGAAAGATAGATCTGGGTCATTGAACAATGACAATGTGCCAAGAAATTCATTGATATCATAGATACCAAAATTTTGTGGGAATGTTTCAGGAACAATTACTTCCCCAAACACAGTTTTGTTTTCAGTCATCGAATAGATGCTGTTACCTTCACGAAGCAACAGGTTTAAATTGATAGAAGCAAAGTTCTTCAATACCTCTTGCGTTTCTTTACTAATCTTCATTCACGTCTCCTTTAAAAATGATATATCAATATGTATAAAGTATTATACCTATAAAAGTGTTTTGTGTCAAATATATTTACTGTTGGCAGGATGATCTAACGAATGTGGCACATCGAACACAAAGGTAAGACGTTCTTCGTCACCAACTTGTTTCGCAGCATGATACTCTTTATTATTAAACCAAAAGAAAGTTCCTGGCTCAATGATATGTTGCTCATCGCCACATGTGTAAAGATATTTTCCTTGTAGACAAAGATGAAATCTATCACGTGTTTTGTAATATGTTCCATCATCGATGTGAGACAAAACTTCTCCACCAATTGCCAACTTGAAAAATGCTGCTCGGGAATGTTCAGTTATTCCACGCTCGATCAGCCATTTCCTAATCTCAGTGTATTTTGTGTATAGTGGTGTGTTCATTTGTAGTTCTGAGTTCTTAGGATTGTCTCCTTCTTTACGAACTACTGCCATAGTCAAAGGCATAAAGCCATATGGCTTGAGATCGCCAGCAATGTTCTTATAAGAAGACACTGCTTGCCAATCTTGTGGGTTGTCCAATACTTGTTCTAGTATCGAACTAACATCAACATTATAATTCCAAAATTTAAAATTACTCATCTATCTGATAAAACCTTTTTTCTTGTATGGTTTTTTCACCAAGTGTTTTTCTTGGATTAGAACACATAAAACAATCTGGATTTCCACAATCCATAGCGTGATGTTTATTCAATCTATGTGGTTGTTGCAAATACTTGTTCATACCAGATACTTTTGCTATCTTTAACTGTTTTCGTATCTTAACTTCTTTTTGATGGATACGTTTAGAGTGTTGTTCTTTGTCGAGTTCATTTGACATATATCCTCCATAGAGTTAAGTAGTAAAGTTATTTATCAGTGTCCTTTGAGTATTTTACATCATGTTCATATAAAAACATCAAACAACACATTGCATGTGCCAAATGATTTTTATCAGTTTCGGGATCGTTTTGTTCACCATTTTTCCATGCCCATAGATGCCTTTGCATTGCGTCAAAGTATCTACGTTTAGAATCAGGAACATGTTTCCAATTATCTGGTTCGTATTTCTCCGCACCAAATGTCAGAATATCCACAGTTGCTTCTAGAGCAAGTGGAGGCAACAAGCCATATTGAAGTTTACCACCATCAAATTTACGACCACCAGTAGTGGCAGTTTGAGATGCTTTGATATTATCTTGAATCAAGTCTCTAGTTGTTTTACTTCTAGCCATTTGTTTTCTCCATAAATGATGGATCTGGACACTTTCCCAATGTCCAGATCCAGTTACTCAATTAACGTGAGAACATGCCTGTACCAGCAACACGATAAGCGAGAGCGAGCATACGCTTGCTTGGCTTGCCGATGCGATACTTAACAGCAACTGCGCCATTGCTCAATTTTGCTGTGTTGCTATAAACACAATAACCTTGTTCACGCAAGTTACGAACAGCAGAAGCAGGGTGGGCGATACCGAAAGAAGCAGCGATTTGCTTTGCGGTAAATGCTTTACCAGCTTGTAGGTGTTTCAACAAAAGACTTTGCTTTGTCATAATTAATACTCCATAAAATAATGTCACCAAATAAATGGGAAAAGGATGCGCTGGTGACCACACGCATCCATCCCACGAAACTATCTAATTAAGAATTGATATCAGCAATGTCTTGCTTAATACTCTCAAGTTCTTCATCATACCCATCGTCAATCTCAGGAACATCTACGATACCATCGTTAACGATTTGTTCAAACTTTTGTTTTTCTGCATTAGCAGTTTTCTTTGCTTTCGCAGCAACTGCTTCTGGCATTGGCAAAGCAAACACACCACGACCAACCTTGTTAGGTCCAGTCAACCAGTTAGGGAAACCAACTTTCTCCCCACCTTTGGCACGCTTCTCATTCAAAGTCCAGTAGATTGACTCAAGTTCCTTACGGGAAACTGTGCCAGTCTTTTTAACTTCAGGAAATTCACGAACAACTGTATCAACGAAACGCTTTTGCGCTTTTGTTAGATCATTATACTTCAACATAATAATACTCCTTTATCAATTTACAAAAATAATTATACCTGATTTACTATTAAATGTCAAGCACTTTTTCTGTTTCTTCGGAAACAGGTACTTGCTCTGTTACAACAGCAGTTGGTTCCGAAGAAACTTTATCGAACAAGTCCATAAAAGCATCTTTGGTGTGACTGTCAAATCGATTGATAGCCAACTGTACTGCCTTACGCTTGTCCTTATAGATCGCAAAGTTTTTCACAATGTGAACCAAACGACGAGTCGTAATTGTTTCGTCAACACCACCATCCTCGAAGGTGCGACGAATTGCATCAGCCCATTTAATTAGAACCGAAGTAAAATCACCATCTAAACAGTCAAGAGACTTCATCAGATTGGTAACGATTTTCGCTTCAACCTTTTGACCAGGATATTCCTGCTCGAAGACAATAGCGAACCGCTCGAGGAATGCTTCATTCAAGACGTTGGTGCCGATATAGCGACCATCGTCACTGCCTTTACCTTTGGTGTTAGCAGTTGCGATTACATTAAAACCCTTCTGTGGGTATACGATTTCGTTCTTGGCTTTGATGTAAAGTGGCTTACCTTCAAGAACACCCTGCAAACACATAAGCAAGTTTGCGCCACCAGCGTCAATCTCATCAATCAAGATTGGGATACCCTTACGCATCGCAATCACAACTGGACCATCTTCAATAACCACGTTACCTTCAACCAAAGTCTTAGATGCGATCAACTTATCTTCGTCATCAGTTGCGTTCAAGTTAACACGGATAAGAGGTGTCTTTTGTTTTGCACAAATCTGTTCAACCATAGTTGACTTACCATTCCCAGTCGGACCTGTGATATAGATCGGGTGAAACAATTTAGATTTTACAATCGCTTCAACATCAGTGTGGTTACCCCAAGCAACATAATTGCTATCAACGATTGGAGCAGCAACTGTGGCTTCAGTAATATATGTAGGTTTGTTCACAGCATTCTCACCGATTTCTTGTTCAACAACTTTACGGACTGTGTTACCACCAGCAATTGCGTAAAGACCACGACCAACTTTATTGGTCATCAGCCAGTTAGGATACTTAGTAGTACCCAAGGCATTCATCGTGTCAACAATTTGAGCACGACTAACAGTCCCAGTGTCAACAACATCGGGAAACATTTCAAACAATTTAGACTCAAAAACATTTTGTTCCATCACAAACTCCATCATGTAAAATTATATTATACCGCATTTACGAATTAATGTCAAGCATTAACCCTACAACCTGTAGGGGTTTACCAAGACGACTGGTAGTAAAAATCTGCTTTCTCAAAGGCAGGATCAGCAAGGATTTTTCCAATACGTTGAGCAGTATGATCAACATCGCCCATATACCAGTCATCGTATTCAGTTGAGCCAAAGAAGAAACCACTCTTGGTTGGCAACAATTCACGAGCAAGTTTCTTATCTTTAAGAATATCTTGACACAGTTTCATCAAGCTGTCCAACTGTTCACGACTAACACGGTATTCGCCACAATCATCTTCACCATCCTGAACATTGTCAACGAACCACTGATGGATTGCGTTGGCTTTACGCCAGTAGGCTACTTTGAAGATAACTTCTTGCGCACCATAATCATTTTCTTCATCGCCATCGACTCCGAACAAATCATTAATGGAAGCAATCTTATCAGAATCAGCTGGATCGAAATACTTACTCATATATTTCCTTGCTGACAAATACATATCCAAACCCATAATCTAACTCCTTTTATCAATTCAATAGAGTAATTATACTCTAAACCCGAATAAATGTCAAGCACTTTATTGGGATAACCCTACGTCTTGTAGGGTTATTTTTCCCATTTAAAATCAATGACTTACGCAACCGCAGCCACAAACCGATTCAGAAGGATTCGGCTGGTCTTCTTTGCCCCCAAATATTTGCCGAATTTCTTAGCAATTTGGTTCGAAGTCAGATTAGCCATACCCTCATCGAGTTCGGTTTCATCAACTTTGATTGAGTTCGGCAACAAGAACATTTCTGTATGACCAGTCATGGTGATTGGGAAGAACATCTCATCGTTGAAACCCTTACGGATTTTGATAGCCAAGTCATTTTCTTGGTAGCTGTTGGTAGCAATACCATAGCGACCAATTGTGTACATAAGTTCACGACGACCTTTACCAACAACATGATAACCAACAACGCTGGCATCATAACGATCTTGAATCATTTTACAGATAATGTTGGTACAACTATGAGCAGCGTAGGTATACGTTTTCTTTGAAACTTTGTCAGTCAACAGAGTAACAATCTTTGTACGTTTACGTTCACCATCTTCATAAGAATAGTCCATTGTGTTGATCCACTCTGAACCTTTGGATACATCATCAGTAAAGTAAGAAGTAGCACCAGTGGCATCACCATCGGTCAACTTGATGACAGTCAATTTCTCAACTTGGTTAACAGTTTTGAATTCACCGACATAGTTATACAACCACATCATACCTTCGTTGAGCGGAGTGCCATTGAGTTCGTACTTACCACTGAATTTTACATTCTGGTCAATATACTCAGACTCATGACAATAAGGTGAGCGGAAACGACCAGTCGTACTCATTATGTATAGATTTTTACAAGCAGTATTGAATTCACTGTTTGTCATCTTATGGCTGAAGAATTCAATCATCTGAAAATCATGAGTGAAAGTCAGAGTATTTGGCTGAGACATCACTGTATGATCATGCGCACGTTCTTCAGCAGTTTTCTCACAGTTATCGCTGAAGGCAAATACTTCAAATGGAATCTTTAGACGATAGCAGAATGTAACCAAAGAGATCAACTGTTTTACAGTTTCCTCAAGGTAATCTCCCATCGAACCAGACCAGTCGATAGTAAACACCATACCATGTTTCTTACCATCCTTAGTGATTTGAATTTGTTTGAACAAGTCCTCACGGATTTTGTAAGAAGCAAGTTTACGAACATCAAGAACACCAGTCTTAGCAACGCTGGTACGTTTGTAGTCAGACGCAGCTTTCTTCATCTCAAATTCTTTGATGAGATAGTTTACGATACGACTAGTATCAACACGGAATTGATCATAGTTCTTTTCTGAAGTTGTAAACATCTCATAGAATCGTGCCTGTGGATTCTTAAACTGTTTCAACATCATAGTTGTCTCAGCAAGATAAGTTTTGTAAGGAATACGGATGTGTTTCGTTTTGCTTGTATCAGGCAACGACACTTGAATGTACTTGGTTGAAGTATCGGCAGACTCAGCCAGTTTCTCAGCGAATGCGTTTTGAGTAATACTCTCAGTAGCATCATCAGGCAACGATGGCTCGTCGGATTGTTTCACCTCATCAGGTGCTTGGTTACCCTTTACCTTAACTTCTTCCTGTTCTTCATCAGGTGTTTCGTCAGTTTCCTCAGGATCACTGTAGTCAACATCGGATGCCCAGTCGTCATCGTCAAAAGATTCATCTTGCTGTAGTTCAAGTTGTTCTTCCAACAAATCTTTAGCAGCATCTTCTGCTTCCTCTTGTTTCATTTTCTTGTACTCAGAATCATTTTCACGTTCTTTGTGCTTACGCTCATTTTCACGTTTGATGAATTCATAGATTGCGTTACCAAGAGAAACCACATTGTCGATGGACTCAAGTTTCTCAGCACGTTCGACAAGATATTTCTCAGCGACAGAGAATCGCACACCAGATTTGAAACCAACTTTGAACCAAAGATTGATACGATCAATCAAACTCAATTGAGTTACATCGCGACGACTCACATTAAAGAAATCCAATTCATTCAACTCAGCGTAACCCAAGTTGAAAGTTTTACGCAGTCCTGGATACTTACGCTTCATCAATTTCTCGATGCGAGCATCTTCTAAAATGTTAAGAATAGCAAAGGGAACAGAGGATTTTTGTGCTTTCTCAGCAAACAGTTTTTCATCGGTATAGATAGCATGACCAACTTCGTGGGCTTTCAGCATTTCCTCAATTTGAGGTGTCATGTTTTGCCACATTGGCAATGTTAAAATTCGATTCCTAACATCAAACGAAGCAGTCTTAACAGGTGCTCGGTTGATGAGTAAGTTTTCCTGAGCCAACAGGCGAGTGGATAAGTCGTTCGTAATTTCAGTCATCGTTTTCTCCAATTTATAGAGTAATTATACACTATTTCGGAATAAATGTCAATACCCCTGCAAAGTCTTATCTGCAGGGGTTTGAATAACCCTACTGTTCGGAGGGTTATAGTGCACGCCAGTCGTAGAAGGTTTCGACTTTCTTGGTCAGCACAGCCTCAGCCTGTGAGTTGCGGAAGATGTAGCGACCTTCCTGTGGGAATACTTGATATAAGTCATTTGGTTTAAATGTCAAGTCAATCCAGCGATCTCCATCCTCATCGTCATCAATAGCAGCAGTAAGAGCAGGAGCCAGAGTAGATTTGATTTTACCTTTGGTTCCCTTTACTACAGGTTTTGTTTTCTTAGACTTGAAGAAGAAAGAGAAACACACATCATCATTGAGAGGATTACCTTTCCACTCATCGCGACGTAGTTCAGTAATTTTCTCACCCTCAAATGTAACTTCAACAGAATACTTTGAACCTGAGTCAAACTCTGGCTTGGCATTCAGAATACGCAGGGCATCGGCTGGTGATTCATCATAGCGATTCATCTCCTCAACCAGTGCCTTCAACATGTCAAAATTAAACTGATCGAACATAGATGCGATCGTGCAGATTTTCTCAATGTATTGTTTAGCATTAAGATTATCTTGGCAGTACTCAATGATGAAGGCATGGTCTAAACCTTTGTAGTCGATCATGTAGTACAGGCGACCAGGACGATTGCGCATATGAGAGTTGATGCGCCACTTGTCATTACAAGTTAGAACAAACAGTTTCTTGGTAGGAAACACACCATCCATCAAAGTCAGAACAGCTTCCTGAGTTTCTTCACCATAAACTTTCTCAAACTCATCAAACATAATGATGGCTGGCTGGTTGATGTCTTGAATCAACTTGTTAAATTTATCACCATGCCAATCGGTGTTGATGATAATAGTAGGAATACCTTTGTTACCAGCTTCGATAGACAGAGTCTTAGCAAGCAAAGTTTTACCTGAACCTTTCTCACCATTCAGAAGCACACCTGTTGACATCTCACGTGAGTCAAATGTGTTGAGAATGCGATCTGCGTTCTTCAGCGCATCACCATAAACTTTCTTGATTGGTTTAAATTGTTCGACTTCCTCAAGGAAGAAGTTCTCGAACGGATCGATCTTTACGATGTAGTTTCCAGCAGGAAGAAACTCATGGACTTCGATGGCTTTGTCATCGGCAACACGGAACGTATTACCATTACGAAAAAAATGTGACATTGTAACTCCTTGATGAATGTCAGCTTCAAAATTATATTATACCTGCTAAGTCCTTATTTGTCAAGGACTATTTCCGAATAAATATTCGGACAGTGGGTCAATAACGCATAGCAGGATGCCGTGGGTAAGGTTTTCGTTATTTCCCCCACAACTGGCCAAATGCTACACTGTCACTCTCCACCAAAGTATTCGATGAGTTTGTTCATAGAACGGATCAGGACAAAGTTGTTCGCTAGATCGTCAGGATGTAGCCAGTAGCCATCAGGATTGTCCTCGCTCTTAGGATTAGCCAACCACTGGTCGTTCTCCGACTTAAGATAGTTGCGATAATCAATCAGAGTTGCCTTAGTAATACCATCAGCAACTTCACTTGGGATTTTAATTTCTCTCATCGACTCACTCTCAATTCTGCATCTGGATTATCCCAGCATGCGTTACGATACTTATACACAAAGTCACAGAGTCCTTCATATGAACCCCATCCATTCTCTGGATTGAATTTCTTATACTTTTCTGGATCTGATAGTAGATCATTCCAACCTTCATCAAGAAATTCTGAGATATCTTTAGCGTATTTCCAACCACACTCATCTGGACGCCATAGTACATGATACAAAGTTGCTCCATTTGATAATTCTACTTTAGCAGCCATTATATTCAGATTGTGCGTGATATTACCTTCATACACAGAGACTGGTTGCGTCACCATTAAATCAACATCTAAACTCATCAAGTCACTCCATTTATAAAATCAACAACAGCTTGAATCAAGTAAGGATCCAAGTGTAACTTATGGGCAATATCATTTACCCCAAAACGCTCCATCATTTCTCTAACTTCTAAGACCAAACTTCTGTTGAACATACGATTCTCCTTTTAGTGGCTCGTATATATACAACGCTCGAACAGAGAGTTTGGTTGACGATTAGTTAATCCAACCTGCAATAGTAACATGAGATTTTTTTATATTGTGTGCTGTCAACAGCCATTCCGACAGTCTCCTAAGAGATAATCCTTGTTTACGCATACTTCTCACATCCTCTATAATTTCCAATTCTTTTGTATTCTTTATCAGTTTATTATTCTTAAGTCTATAACCAAAGGGAACATGTCCTCCTAGGAATATTCCGTTTTCTTTTTGTTTCGTTTTGGCTGCTCGGATTAGTTCAGCTGAATGAACACGATTGCTAGAAAGGTTGTGTATCTTTACATGATGTTTTGAACATAAAGTCAATATATTTTCTTCTTCATCAGAACCACCAAGGGATTTTGGCACTACATGATGATGCTCCAATTTATCAGTTACCCCACACAGAACACAGAAATTAAGTTTCATTTCAGAACAACCTCTCAACAATAATAGCACTACCCATGTCATCACCAAGAGTAAGGTTATCATAATGGGTACGCACAAGACCCTTACGATCCAAGCCAACAATAGCAATAATGTTCACCATCATACCAAGCTGGGTTCGGATTTTTTCTAGATCGCTCAAGTCATCCGTACCCTCAGCAGAAGCCAACATACAAGTCAGAAGCATAATCTGCTCCATACTTTCTTCAACACCAGCAGACACCAAGTCAGCCAACTCAAGCAGTTCATTCATGCTGGTTTCAGGTAGCGCACGGAACCAGTCTCCAATTCTCACATACGGATTTTTTTGTAAATCCATAGCAAGCAATCTAATAGTAGGCGACACATGGGAAGCCATAGCAATCTCAGAAAGGTTAAGAGAATAACCCTCCTCGCTAAACTCGATACGAAAATCATCCTCATCCATCACCATTCTCCTTATATCATCATTCTGTCGTTTACGCCAAAGACTAGCCATTATACCCTCACTGGTCCAAGATGCCAAGAGGTAGGTGAGTATAGAGATTCTATTAGTCGCCTTGCCTGAAACACATCATTTGCTTGCACAATCACTTCTATCATCGATCCCCCAACCTTTGGTGTAATCGTTGCTTTCCATGAACTACTCATAATTATCCTCATCATATAAGCCACGCATCTCCATCTGCTCTTCAATCATGGTGAGATAATGTTCATCATCCACACTGAGAGAGGTAAGTGTTGAGTAAAAGTTGTATGCCTCAAACACTTCACTGTCTGTCATGTTAATGGGATTAAGTCTTATTGTCATAGTGTTACCTTATTAAATCAATATACTCGCCAAAGTGTGTGTCAAATACAGCCAGTAAGTGTTCATAATCCCCTGCCTGCATTTCTTCAGTGATCGCTTTCCAGTCTAAGCCATTGTCCTTAGCAATCTGCTTAGCATAACCAAGAAGTGCGAATGCGTTGCCATCTGGACCCCTAAGATTAATGTAAGGTTTACGTCCCTTCAAGTCTTCGATAATAGCCATTCATATTCTCCATTTAGAATTGTATACACTGATATTATACCTGAATGCGGTATTAATGTCAAGGGTGTAGTGTATACAGTTACCCCCCCACGATTCAAACCATCTGCCAAGTTTCGGACTTTTAACCCCCCCCCCCTTTGGAGATGGATACTAAAGGTGTAAGAAAATTGGGTGGGGGCAAGCCGATAGGGACCCGAGCCAAATTTTAGGGGACCCGAATTTAACTTCCCTTTTTGAACCCCTACCCCCCTTATGCTCTCAGCGAAAGGTTAGGGTGTTTCCGCAAAGAAACTATTACAACTTTCTACTCAGCAATCTGGATCAAAATCGTGCCACTCCTGTGCTTCATCAACAGTATCATAGCGAGCAAATGTTTCCTCAAGAAAATCTACTGCATCATATACTACATCAACAGGCACACTCAGCATAGCAGCAATCTCTGGTACTGTCATATCAGTAGTGCTTAGCAACTCTTCAACATCAACCAAGATATCTTTGAATACACTCATAATTTATTACTCCTCTTTTATCTTTTATCAAACCCAACACTGTTATTATACAGCATTCATAATTATTTGTCAAATCAATTTCCGAACAACACTCACATGCTGTTCGCTTCACAATGAGGCACTAGTATATATACCCCCCCATCAGCATTAAGGGTTCATCCCTTTCCCATGGAGAAAGTCATTAACAGCTGTTGCGCATCAGAAAGGTCTTCCTCAGCAATACTATCAATGTCATTCAGCAACAGCAGCTGCTCTAGCAATTCAACTTCACGTTGGTCACTAGTAGATATACCCCTCTTCCAGGAAAGGTACTCATCATACTCATCAATAGACCACATCTTGTCGAGCAATTTTATTTGCTTTTTATTTACGCCTGTTATTGTTACCGAATCTTTGCTCATCTTTGTCTGGCTCCACAAATTAAAAATCAAACCTACTGCCACATTGGCGAACATAAACCACTGTTTTCAGCCAGTGCGATCACTACTTCCAATGCCTACGCTAATGCCAATACCGCCAGCACAAAACCCAATATGGGATACCCAGCGAACACTAAAGCAAGGGCAATGATTACGCCCACGACCACGGCATCCCTCTCAGTCATAAACTACTGCCAATAACGCTACGCTGAACAATATCATAAGTCACCACATCACTCACCTCGTCAACAAGGTCTTTATCTGCCACTTCACTCTCGTCAATGTCAAAATATTCACGAATGATGGTAAACTTTTCCTGCTCAGCCAGTTCATAGGTTTCATATACACCGATAACAGCATATCCGACATCATAATGGCTCTCAGTCAACACATAAACTTGATTGTTACTCATAGTCTTTTTTATCTCCGTATTCTTCATTGTAATCGTAACCAGCGTTATAGGCATGAACCTCTGCTTCTGTCAGTTCAGTTACCTTTGGGCTGGTTGCTGTTCCCTGCTCATAGTAATGCGGATCACGTGGGCGACGATAATAACTGTCAGCCGAACCACGATCAAACGCACCTCCATGTCTCTTGTCAAAATTTGTCATATTATTTCCTTATTAAAAAAACAGCCGATACCACAGATTGGTTTGGCTGCTCACAGTCCCATCAGACGCAAGCGCAAGAGCTGTCCCAGTGTAGGTTTCAAGCCCAGTCGTTTGCGTAACAGCTGTCCCAATGTTTTCTTTTCTTTCATATCACTTTCCTCCCTTGTTCTTATTAAGCAGTCAACATATAAGTAGCAAGATCTTTCCAGTTGTCATTGCTAGCACGAACCTTGCTAACAGCGATAAGGGTACGCAGGCTGATTTCCTTCACGTCGTCCTTGATCTCACGAATCAAAGCCAAAGCATCAGATTTGATTGTCTTGCTGTACTCAGGCAGGAATTCAGCTGACTGGGCGATAGTTTCCATACGATCAATTTTCTGATCAAGCGACATAGTCAAGTCAATCATCATAGAACGTGAACGAATGGCTTGGTCAATTTTGTCTTCAGTCATATTGCTAATGAAAATAACACGACCTTCAAAATTGAATGACTTTGGCAGGTCTTCGTCTTTGAAGTCAGCATTCCAGCTGATGATGCGTTTGCCGTAGCTGTCAAGTGCACCTTTCAACAGGTTCAACGCAACTGGGTCTTTGAGGATAGCATCACAGTCATCAAACACAACGATTGACTTGTTGTTTTCGAACAGAGTGCGGTACAAACCCTTAGCAGTCGAGAAACCCTTGACCATACGGAAGCACTTACGCATAGACACAACGCTACCTACTTGAAACTCAGCCAAGTCAGAGATATCGGTGTAGCCTTTGGTTTCCAAAGTCTTAGTCACAGTATAGGTTTTACCCAAGCCACCTTCACCAGTGATAACTGCGGAGGGCTGAACACCATCAGCAACCATAGACACGAGTTGCTCAACAAAGGCGAAACGCTGGTTGATACCGAAACGCTGGTCTTTCTTGGCTTTGGCTTCAACAGCACCAGCAGTGATTTCGTCATAGGACAAGTCCATACCTGTCACTTGTTTGAATTTCCACTCAATGTGGGATTTTTTACCAGTGGTGAAGGGTTTAGCATCACCGATTTGGCAGGTATATTTGCCAGTGTTTTTGTCGAAATTCACAGTAGTTTTCACGGTATTCTTAGTCATTTTCAGTTCCTTCTTCATTATCAAGTCAATATAGTAATTATGCCTTAAAACCGAATTTACGTCAAGCACTAAATTCGATTCCCCTACTCACAGTAGGGTTATTGGTTCATCGCCTTTACGCCAGATGCCAGGATAGCCAGACCGACCAAGGCAACCAGCAACAGGGGCAACAGCTGGGCATCGGTACAGGTGTCCATGCCACCAACAGCACCGAAAGTCACTAGAAAACCCACACCAGCACGAATAGAACCACGCATAATTAACTCACTTTCTTTATCAATTTCAATACCGTAAGTATACCTGAATTACGAATTAATGTCAATCACTACCTACGTATAACCCTACTGTGTGAAGGGTTATTTACGGAAGTAGCCATAGGGCAGACCAACCAAAAAGCACAGGTACTCATCGTCGCCATCGCTACCTTCGGCTTCGTGTACCCAACGCAATGCCATCTCATAGGACTTGGCTCCGCTCATCATCAAATTCTGCATGCGCATTTCAAAGTCATGGGCTGCTGCTTCTTGCGCTACCTGCTCATCAGCGTAGTTGCGCTGAATGGTAGTGGCGAGTCGTTCAAACTCTTGCTCAAACTGCTCAAGCGACCACTCGGTTGTGTCGATTCCACGAGGACGGACGCCATACGCATCCTTGTACATATCCCAATACTGACACTGGGCTTGCTCAACAGGGGACATTTCATTCCAACTCAACATACTCATCTCCAAAAATTAACGTGACAATTCATAGCTGGTTGTCTTGACTGTGTCAACGGCACGATCAAGCACACGTGCCACACCAGCGAAACCGATAGTAGACACAACCACACCAAGGATAAAACCGATTACCAATTTAGTCATTTTTTTCTCACTTTCATTTTCAATTTCAATAGAGTAAGTATACTAAAAAACCGAATTTCCGTCAAGCATTTTCGGAAATAACCTTACAACTTGTAGGGTTATGCCTGTGGACCAGAAAAGGTAGTTTTACGTGGGAAACCAACAGCAAAGCCAGATGTACCTGTGGAAGCCGAGCGAGTCGTTTTACCAGACATCCAGCCAGACTTGGGGGTCTTGCGTGGTTTGTACACAGTCACTGTAACGCCATTTTCAACAGTCACAGACAACACATTACGAGGGATCTTAGTCATTTTTATTTCCTTTTCTTTATCAATTTCAATACAGTAAGTATACCTGAATTCGGAATTAATGTCAACCACTTTATTCGGATAACCCTACTACCTGTAGGGTTTTACATCAGCGTGCTTGACGATAATCACTGAGCGATAGCTACCTTCATACTTCATGGGCAGGTCAAGCGTAACAGTCAAAATTGGACCATCATCGGTGCTGCGGATGTCATCACTACCTACGGTGCCAACGAAAGGAATTCCGTGGTAGCGACCAAACACACGTGCGCCGAATTCATAAACAGGCTGGTATGCTTTGTTGTTAAAATAATCTGCTAGTGTTCCCATGTTATGTCCTTGTTCAAGCGTAGTTTTTGTAGCGATTCAAATCGCCAGAGAGCCTACTTTTAATTTTATGACAGATTACACATAATTCTTGTATATTAGAAACTCTGTTGTCAGCATGGTCTCCATTTATGTGATCAATTTCAGTAAGATGCATATCCTTAGGCAACAGCTTGTGATTGACTGCACATTTAAATCCTAATTTACCATCTGTGTTCTCACAAATTCCAGTACGATATGGAACAACTCCAGCTGCATATGATTGTCTATTTTGTTGTGCTTTTTCACAAGAACAGCATATAGGTTTCCAACGATATGTTCCATCTTGATTTTTACGATTCCATGTCACAGGTTTTTTACAACCCTTGTTTATACAGATTGGTCTGAATTCTAAAATTTTTGCCATGATTAAACCTTTGAAATTTGAACATCATACGAAACACGATTCATCTTGTGATCGTAAACATGCATCGTTGAACCGATACCCACTGCGTTGAACATGTTTTCAAACAGCTGGCGCACGACAGTGTTAACACTGACTGAGTTTCCGACGCCACGTTTGATGGCAGCACCAGATGCATAAAAAGACACACCATTCACAACGACAAGGTATTTCATACAGTTTCCTTTGCTTCCATCATTTCACACAAAATAAATTTTGCGATATTGATATTCTTGCGAGCTTGGTCAGTTGCTTGAGCATGACCGAAGGACATCAATTCTTGAGCATCGGACAGGACACCCATCGCAACCATTTCAAGACCAGACAACTTAGCAGTGATGCTATTCATGTATTGCTCACGGATGTCATCTTGAGTCATACCGTAGCAGTTTTTTTCGAATTCAGTCATTTTTTTCCTTTCGTTTTCAATCACAATAAAGTAATTATGCCTGAATTCGGAATTTATAGCAAGCACTAAATGTGAAAAACCCTACACTCGATAGGGTTATTGTAAGTCATTGATTTGCTTAGGTTTTTTTACGTCCAGATGTCGCCATCAGCGTCCTTCTCATAGCTGAAGCCAATGTCGCTTGGGGGCACCACTCCGTATTCCTCCATCTCGGCATACAGCTGTGCTTCTGTTTTGCCGTCAGCCCTGCGTTGCTGTGTGATGAGCCAGCGTTGCCTTTCGGCTACTTCGGTTTCGCTATTCATGTGCTTGCGTTGCGCAGCACGTTTGACTTCTTTCTGTTCTTCCGTATAGGTGCGTTTGTTACCACAACTACGTGAACAATATGGACCACGTTTCCTGTGCTCCGCACCACACGAAGGACATTCCTTTAGTCTATATACGTTTGGCATTTTATTCAGCCAATAATTCTTCAATCATTTGAATTGCCATCTCACGCTTCATCTCATCACTAGTGTGATTCAATGCATCAAGAGCAATTTCTAGTGCTCCTTTATAACGCTGAAGACCAAGACCAATACTCAAGATGGCTTGTGATTCTTGCTCTCTTAATGTTAGTGGTGAGATCTGTGTTGGTGTCTTATCATATGTGCCATCGAAAGGGTTTTCTAATATGATTGAATCAACCAGCTGTTTTGTGCTATCATTCATCTGTTTTCTCCTGTGGGGTTGCTTCTTTTTTAGATAGGATTACTTGATTGGTTTCATTTTCGCCACGCACAATTTCCCATACGAGTGTGTCGCCTTCTGCCCAGCCAAGTACCTCAAGCATGTCTGGACTGAGTGGGATAACGAGATCTTTCGTTTCTGGATCTTCCTCAACAACAACTGTCCAGCAATTAACACTTATGCGTTCTGATATCATAACTTCAATCCTTGCATTGATGGTACGATTTGAATTCCGCTACCAAATGATGTGTTATAGTGATTGGCCAGATCAGGAGTTGGCTCATAGTCAGCAGCAATAGCATGTGGGTAGATGCCAATTGTTTTGTCTGGAATTCCATATGCAGCATATGGAAGGAAATTCAGTTTGACTTTTCCACTCATTTCATCTTGGGCTGGTGCGAGTATCATTGGTGATTTGATTTCAACAACACCTGTTGGTTGTGCTGACACATCACCAATAATTTCTTCGCCTGTCATTAATTTAATAATACGTATCATTATGCTCCTCTCGCTGCTGCTTTCACAACAGGTTTCGTTGGTAGTTGACTATTGTTTTTCATCACACGTTTGGTTGCTTCCTTAACAAGTTTCTTTGCTGCTTTCGGACCAACTTGTGGTGTGATTTCTTTTCTTGCTTTTTTCTTTGCTTTACGCAACTCACGTTCTTGTTTCCATCGTGTTTTGCTATCAATGTATATAGGTGCGGTAACGATCGCTGATTCATCTGTCATAATTTTAACTCCGTAAGTGAATTGTTAGAACCAAGTGTGCCTTTAACAAACACATTAAATGCCAAACTAATCCGTGTCTTAGTATTTCCTTCTGGTATAATTTCTACCATATGCTGCATCCAACTTGGGAAAATCAACAACAGCCCTGTTCTGGTTGAGAAATCCCATGTCTCTGTGTTGAAATGATTTACTTCTTTGTGTTGAATTTTAATTGTGCGATACGTATCATTGATGAACACAAGTTTATCTTTAGTATCATCAGCAGCAATATAGAACACACCAGACAGATAACTGTTACTATGATTATGTTTGTGGTGCCATTCGCCAGGACGTGTCCAGTTCATCCAACTTTGTGTGATATACAATTCTATATCGTTTTGGGCTGGTGCCATAATATTGTCACGCCACTGTAACAATACATCTTCAATTTCTTTTTTGATATCTGCCAACTCTGGCTCATTCAAAATATAATTGTTGTGGCTCATTGAGTTGCCAACATTTCTTGTTTGTTTGCTATTTTGTTTAGCAAGAAACTTTCTTTCCACATCAGTGAAGTCACGTTCTAATTGTGATACACAGATAGGTGTTGGAAATATTGGTTGAATGATTGGATCTCTCATTTAAAATTTTCCTTGTAATATTTGAACATCTTCACATACCATGCGAATCGTTTTGGCTCATGTTCAAAGTTTGGTAACTCACCATAATGCTCAAGCATTTCGTTATAAAATTTCAATACTTCCTCATCTGTCATACTATCACCGAGAAGTCATTTTTCTTTTCAAATTTAACAACTGATCTAAATTTATCAAACAGTTGGTCACCTTTGTGGCTGATGACAAACACATTCGTCTTATCATCAAAACTATTCATCAGCGATAAGAAATAATCGGTACCTGACACATCCAAACTACTGTCAAAGATTTCATCAAGTAACAATAGGTTTGTATTAACAGAGTTTTTCATCTTAGCAATCTGTCTCCATGTGAATAACATTGCCAAGTCAATGCGCATCTTCTCACCTTCAGAGAATGAATCATATGTGAATTCATCACGATATCTGGCTTTGATCTTTTCGTTGAATGTTTCATCCAACTCAAAATGAACATAGAAGTCCATTGATGCCAAATATTTGTTGATCAATTTATTCATCACAGGCAAATACTCACGGATGATTGTTGTTTTGATTCCTGTGTCTCTCAATAGATTTGATGCTAGTTCTTCATATTGTCTTTTCTCAATGAGTTCATTTTTTCTATTAAGATATGACAACGCTTCTTCAGCCATTGCCTTGAGTTTTGACTTCTCATCATCCACATTACCAGTATCATTCTTTGCGTTTTCCATTTCCTCAGCCAATTCTCTGTTAAGTTTATTCAACAAAGAAACAGTTTGATTGGCTGTGGATATTTCGATGTTCTTATCTGTTATTTGTTCTTGTATTGCATTGATGGTTTCTAGTCTGGTAGTCAACTTTCCTAGTGCCTTTGTAATCTCGTCAATATTCGCTCGATTTTGTTCAATTTCGCGATTAATTTCGTCAATAATTGAGGATTTATGCTCATGTGGGATGTCTTGTTCACACTGAGGGCATATATCATTATTGTTAAAGAAATCGACAGTTACAGTGAGATCTGTGCTCTTGTTAGATTTCTTATTGGCAAAAACTTTCGCCTTTTCGATGTCTTCGAGAACTGACTTCCTGTCTGTGATACTCGATTTAAGATTACCAAGGTCTTGATTGAGAACATTAAGAGTTTCATTCGTGGTAATGATTTGTACTTCATTATCGCTAATCTTTTTCTGTATCGCTGATACAGCATCTTTTCTAGTTTCGAGCAAAATCTTAATGGTTTTCTGCTGATTGTCAACCCTCTCACGTGCCAAGTTGAGCGCAGATTCGGTACGATTGATTTCATCTTTTGTCTCCTGCATTCTTTGTTTCAACAACGTGTTCATTGTGCTGAACACACGGATATCTAAGATATCTTCGATAACCTCACGTCTTTGATGTGATGGCAACTGCATGAATGGCACAAATGAAGCACTACCAAGTATAACTACTTGAGTAAAGGTTTTATAATTCAACTTCAGAATCTGTTGTTCAAGAACCTTTTGGTAGTCTCTTGATGCAGCATCCTGATTCATTAATTCATTGTCGCACCAGATTTCAAATTTGTTTGGTTTGATTGTACGAATAACTTTATAATCTTTACCACCAACAGTAAATTCAACTGTGGTTTCACAGTTCTTTCCATTAATGCTGTTAATCAACTGTGGTTTATTGATGTTACGAAATGGTTTTCCAAACAATGAAAAGCACAATGCATCTAGGATTGTGCTTTTACCTTCACCATTTTTACCAACGATTAATGTACTTGATGATTTGTCAAGTAGAATTTTGTTTGCTTGGTTACCTGTTGATAGGAAATTTTTCCATTCAACACTTTTGAATTTAATCAAACGACCTCCGTATTAACTGCTTCAGTATATAGTTCCTTCATATACTGTTTAATCTTTTCCTTATCCGAATCTGTTTGAATTGAATCAACATAATTCTCAAGTACAGACATGGTGTCTTCAAGATTAATGTCACCATCGATTGTTCCTTCTTCAAATTCGCTGAAGTTTTCAACAATCTTAATGTCCGCACAACCCTTATTATACAACTTCTGAGTAAATTGGTCAAATTTATAATAGTCTGTTTTGTTAACAACAATCAATTTTACAAATTTGCCTTTGAAGTCACATTCACTTAGATCAAGTGGTTCTGTTTCCTTGTCGTCGTATTCGACTCTGAAGAACATTCTATTTGGATTCTGTATGAATTCAAGTCCTCTTGTTGCAAGATCGAACAAGTGGAATCCTCGGGGATCGTTATAGTCCTGCCATGTGAGTTCGTACGGATTTCCCAAATAATAGATATGATCATTAGAACTACGATGATGGTAATGCCCACTGAACACCATATCAAACCTTTTAAACAAATCTTTAGAAAGTCCTTCATGCGATTCCATCCCTCTATGCATTGCAAAACCAGCAATTTCCAAATGTCCCATACATAAGGTTGCTGATGTGTTGTTAATTTCGTCCATACTTTGTTGATAATTATCAGCACAAATCCATGGCAACATCAATACATCTGCTGACGTATCTTCATAGTTTAAATGAATCGTTTGTGGTGTATCAATAACAGTAATATTTTCATATTCACATAACAATAAGTCAGGTGAGTTTACATCATTTGTGTTTTTATAGTAAGTATCATGATTGCCAGCAAGCATGTATACATTGATGTTACGAGCAGCAAGTTTATCAAAGAACATTTCTTTTGCTCTTTGAAGTGAATAGAAGTTCACATATTTGCGTCGATCAAAAGTATCACCAAGAATAAGAACAGTGCTAATACCAGCTGCGTCGATATCAGGAAAGAAAGTATTGTCATAAAATTCCTGAAAGAAATCTAGAAATCCAATACTATCATTGCGTGCACCAAAATGTTGGTCTGTAATAATTGCTACTTTCATTAGCTGAAGTCCAAGTCTGCGTCAGGATATCCTTCGGGAATTTCTATTTGTCCTTGTTCGACAACTCTATCTCCCACTCTTTTTGCGAATTCATCCGCATCTTGTTTTGATCTATAAAATTTAGATAGAATAGCACTTTCCGCAGATGATTCTTGCGGACGAAATGTTACTTTATATAAGAATTTTGTTTCACTCATTACTGTCCTCTTCTAAAAATGTTTCAAGTGAATTTTTGGGTTTCTTTTTTGCTGCTTTCTTCACTGGCATATTATAATTGGCATCGTTATTGCTACGTAAATAATCCATCATCTGATTAGTATACTCACCACCTTCGTCTTGTTCTTGGAGTTCGAACATTTCGAATGGCATCTCCATAATCATTTTATTCTTGACGTATGTTTGTTTCTTTTCTTTTTGGATTTTTCGAATGAATGCATAGTAAATGATTTGAGTAAAGTAAGCGAATGGGTTACTTGACTTTGTGGGATCAAAATTGTGGATGTACTGTAAACAGTTCTCAACACCATCGAGAATCATATCTTCTCGGTATGTATAATTGATGAAGTTTGCTTTATACGATAAATGTGTGGCTATCTTTAATAGACACTCACCTATGTACTCAGGTACTCTTGGTTTATCTTCGCCAGCTGCTTCTGCTTCGATTACAGATTCTCTATACTTTTTAATTGCTACTAGAAAATCAGCATTGCTTACATAATGTGCTTTGGCTTTGGGTATTGCTTCGGTCATGATTCACTCCACTTACTATAATTATTCATTATACCTCATAATCAATAAATTGTCAAATTTATTTAATGTACTGTCTTATTTGGTGGTGTCCAAATGTGAGCATCAGAAACTGAAGTCTCTTCTTCAATTTCTTCCATTTTGTTTATAAGATTTTCGACACGTGTTTGTATGTCTTGTTTAAATTCATCTTGTTGATTCTCTTCTGGCGCAACCAATTCTTCTAAGTTATATGCCTTGAGCGCATCAACTTCTTCGTGTCTATTCAACATCTCAATATAATATGGAACAGCATGCTCAGACATTGGTTTGATGTATGTTAATTCGTGTTTCCAAAATGTAAAATGTTTGTCATCGCTGAATGGACAAAATATAGTTGTTGAGTGGATTTCGCGGAGAATATTTTTTGCTATCGGAACATGTTGTGTTCTGATTGAAAGTGGGAACAATACATTGATTGTATCATCTGTTTCTGATTCTACTATGCACAGGAAACTTTCTCCTGTGTTCATACGGATAACTCTAAAATCTGTCATAGGTCAATCTCTACAATCTTAGCTGAAAATTGTTCTTCTGAGTACAGTTTAACTCTCTCCAAAAAATGATTTAATGTATGATTCTTCCAAGATTTATATGTTAAGTCATCAGCAATGTCATATAGATTACAATGTGTTTTGCCTTCATTAAGTCTTAGACCACGACCAATTGATTGTAGGTTACGTATCTTAGACTTACTTGGGCTTGCAAAAATAACATTCTCAATTGATGGCATGTTAATACCAGTAGAGAATGTACCATATGAAGCAAACACTAACATATTACTATTCTTAGTAGCTTTATATCTAATTGCCTCACGTTCTGTTACTTTTACATCACCATGAACAATGTGTACTTCTAAATCTTCAGAATCTTTACACATATCATAAAGCACTATACCATGTTTGTCCACATACTGAAATAAGACAAGTGTATTTCCTTTTAGGGATTTGGCAAGATTTACTATGAAACGATTACGTTTGGAGTTGCTGACTAAAAAGTCCATCTCTTCTTGGTATAAATTATTCTTGCGCTTCTTTCTGGTGTCCTCATCATATTTCAGCAGTAGACATTTAATATTTAGTTCAGCGACTCTTCCTGACTTCATCAGTTCTTTTGTAGTTGTTACTTTAAACACTGGTCCAAACATACCTTCAAGCACTAGGCGATGTACTTGTTTACCATCAAGTGTTCCTGTGGTACCGATGCGATATGGGATATTTGTCATCTTTTCCATAACAGTTCCCAATGATTTTGCTTTAAATTGATGCGCTTCGTCACCGAATACTACATTGAATTGTTCAAACCAAGCACGTGGTTGTTTATAAATTGATTGCCATGTTGTAATCAATACATCAGACGTAATGTCTTTAGTGAAACCACTGTATAATTTCTGACAGTATCTATCAACTGGCCACTGGTTAACATATGAGTAGTCTTCAAAATCTTTATACATTTGTTCAACAAGTGATGTTGTTGGTACGATAAGAATACATTTCTTACCAGTACCTACGTAATGTCTCATCAGCGTATAGATTATTAGGGATTTACCTGATGCGGTAGGAGAGAGCAACATAGCACGATGTTCATTCATGCATTTTTGTATTGCGTCTAATTGATAGTCACGAATCTCGATTGATTCGCCACGTGCTGTTAGTTCTAAACTATCAGCAAACTCTTCAACATTTTCATATGTAAAATTGCCTACTGGTAGTTTTTTGTATGTATCATTTTTAGCATCAAGGAATTGATAACCATTGCGATTAGCAAATTCTCTAACATAACTATACAATCCTGCGTATAATGTTTTACGATGGATATCATATAATCTTATCTTCCCATCCCATAAACGTGCTTTATATGCTGGCATAAACTTAGCACCTGGAACTTCGAATGTAAAAAAGTTTGCCAGTTCTTGTTCTATTCCTGCATCTGAAAACACACGGATATATACATCATCAACTTGTTCTACGTATATCTTCATTACATTCCAACTAAAAATTCTTTCCATTGAATGCTATTTCTAATTTGCCAATCACGTTGTTTGATTGCATTTAGAACTGACTCAAGAAACATAACAACAGTATTCAAGTATTCAACTTTCTGTTGCATTTGAACAAGGTCGGTGTCGCCTTCTAAAAATTCTTCCATCTCATTCTTTAATGGTTTTAGTCCTTGCCATTGTAACCAACCAAGATCTTCTAACTCTTGACGACTCAACTCACCACGATAGTAGCGAAACTTATTCTTGCGAAGAATATTATAGTCGCCTTTGAGTTTACTCAATTTTAGTTTATAAGTTACAAGATACTGAATATACTCTGCGTGAAGATTTGGTGTATATGTTGATGCTTCACCAAGATGATCATCATCAATCGAACAGTCATCTTCCCATTTCTTCATCAATTGCTCAAGATTCATAACAACTCCAATTTTAATTATGCAAATTCGTAATACGTATACTTAAATGTAGCATTTCCAATCAAATATGTAACATCAGTATCAACACCTGTGAATGTCAATGTGTCTAGCGATGTCGGAAATACGTTCCTGAAGTTTAATAGTATATTCTCACTGTTATTATTTGTCAAAATAAAAAGCGAAGCATCTGAATAGTTCTTCGATAAATCATTTCGATCTGTTATGCCACTGACTGTGTCTTGTGTAACACCTGTTGGGAATGCTGATGTTGGAAAAGATTGATCAATCTTTTGAAAGTTTACATATTGTTGATAATTTTGTGGAAATCCAAGACCATACATCCATCCTTGAATTGCTTTAAAATTTTCCATGTTTTTATCAATCAAAAACTGTACTTGTAAATCAGAAAAGGTAAGGGTGTCGCCAGGAAGTGGAATTGCTGAGAATGGTGTTCCGAACGATGGTTCACCAAGCACGATGCCTGGAAGATTTACTGTTTGGCAGTAAAATTGTAATTTTGGTAGTTTTTGAATACCGAATCGAAAACCAGTGGGCGACAGTGGATTGATGTTGTCTGGTATTTTGGTTTTCCATTCTGCTGCTACTTGGATAGTCATTTATGTATCTCCTGAGATAATCCACTATTTATATGTGAAAAAAAAGGGCACCGAAGTGCCCTTTTAAGTACTGATCTTACGTCAGCTTCATCAATTATAGTACGTTCTGTACACGTACACGGCGATAGTATACGTTGTTGTTAGAACCAATTGAAGATGCTAATGTAGTACCTGTTGCGAATGGGTTAGCAGCCATACCGTAACGTGTCTTGAAACCAATTTTAGGTTGGAAGGTGTTAGGGTCAACAGCACGAACCATTTGTAGAGGTACGTATGGGCAGTAGAATACACCAGCGTCAAACGCTGAAGCACCTTTGTAACCAACTACATAGAATTGGTCGTTTGCGCCACCATTAGATGCATATGGATCGATATAAACTTTATAACGACCATTCAATACGCCAGCGAAAGTATTACCTGTGTCATCAACAGTTAGGTTAGTTGATAGAGCAGGAGCGTAGTCAAGAACACCAGCCATTGCTAATGCAGATGCAACATCTGAAGAGCAAAGGATGAAGTTACCTTTTCCACGACGTGTTTCTTGAGCGATTACGTTAGCATCACGTTCGATTTGGAACAATAGACCTTTGAATTTCTCAACAGACCAACGACCATTAGAGTCAGTATCCAAGTCAAAAATACCAGCTGTTGTAACTGTACCACTGTTAGCACCAGACTTAGCTGTGTAATAGATTGTACGGATAACTTCACGATTGATTTCGGCAAGAATTTCTGTTGAAAGAATATTGCTTAGTTCGCTTTCAGCGTCAAGACCATGAACTGATTTCAAGTCTTGTGCTAATTCGATTGAGTATTCAGCCTTTAGAGCACGTGACTTAGCAGTAACGCTTGTCTTCTCGATTGAGAATGCCATTTGGTTGAATGTTGTAGAACCAGGACCTGGATCAGAAGCAGGTGAAGCACCTGTTTGTGAAGATGTATAACCACCTTCAGCCTGAGCTGTAGTCATACCACCTGGAGCATTAACTGAACTAAACCAGTTAGAACCAGAGATAGTTGATTCGTTAGTGTTAGCACCTAAGTCACCACCAGAGAACTCAGCGTCAGCTTCGTTGTATAGTGCCTCAGTACCACCTTGTGTTGAATAACGTGACTTCATCGCGAAGATTAAGCCAGTTGGACCAGTCATCGGTTGAACACCGCAAATGTCATAAGCGATCATTTGTGGAGCAGCACGACGTACTAGGTTGATAAGAATTGGGTCATACTTAGCAACACCACCAGTGTCTGGGTTTGTTGATGAGCCGTTGTAGTTAGACATTGTTGGAGCTGTCTCAAACAATGCGCTACGCTCTTCGCGTAATGCCTTTTCTTGGTTTTCTAAAAGAACTGCAGTAACTTCTTTACGGTACTGGTCTTTGATTTCTGGCGCAGATTCGTGTTCTAGAATCGGTGCCCATTTTTTTACGAGATCTTCTCTTAACATCATTGTAGTTTCTCCTGAAAGGGTTTTGGTTTTATCTTAGTTTCTTAATTGCTGAAGCATAATGAGCCACTGATTCATTAATCATCTGCTCATCAGTTGACACTTGAGTATCAACATCTTTAGCCACAGGGGATGACTTCTTGAAATATGATTCACGAATCAACTGTAGTTTACCTTGTAGGGTATCAGCATCTTCGCTAACAATTTCAGCTGCCAAACCTTTGAATTTCTCTGCTTCTGTGTCAGTTAAACCTTCACATAAGCCAGAAACGATTTCTGCTCGCTTCATTTCTGCAATTTGCTTGCTCATTTCAATATTTGCATTTACGGAATCATTCAATTTGCTGCCTAATTCACTGACTTGTTCTTCAAGTGATCCTAGAACATCATACTTCTCTGCTGGGACATCGACGTAGTGCTCTTCGAATACTCTCTTGATACCATCAATGAAAGATTCTGCAAGTTCAGCTTTAATTCCGCTTTCGAGGGCAAGTTCATTCTGTTTCATCCACTGCTCGGTAATATAACCGAGATATCCATCAACCTTTTCAACGAGTTCCTCTTTAATTTTCACAAACTCTTCTACGAGTTGTGCATCATACTGCTCTTGGATTTTAACAAGTTCAGTTTTGATTCTTGACGTAACAGCTGCTTCAAAAATAGTAGCTGCTTTTTCTTTAAATTCTTCTGATAGGTCTTCACCATCAACCAATGCTGCAACATCTTCAGCCATGCCATGAGAAACACCACCTGGAGTGATATCAATTTTAGCACCTGCTGCTTTGTATTGACCAGCAACTGGATCTTTTACACTTGGTTGTGGCTCAGAGCCAGCACCACCTTGACCAGATCTAGATGTATCTTTAGATGTTCCTGGAGCTGGAGGTGCAAAGTTGTTGTTACGATCATTGTCGTCATTATCACCATCAACATTAGCATCAGAAGATACCTGTTTGTTTGATTTTTCTTTGATTGTTGCTTTAGCAGATGTGTTGTTAGAACCTTCTGATGCTTCACCATCTGGATCTTGACCATTAATGGCTTTTAATTCCTGAAGTTTTTGCGATTCAGCTAACAATTCTGCGATTTTTCTTTCAATTGACATTCTAGTCTCCTGTTTTTAAGTAGGTTATGTCCGATTAGTTTCGATAAAGTCTATTTATAATTTTCAAAGTTTAGATAAAAACTTCTGAAATTCAATAATAGATTGTTCTTTAAGTCTTCTAGAAGGAGTGTTTCGGATAGTTCTTTTTGCTTCTTCTATGTTTCTTTGCACATATTTTCCATCAACATATACCCACTCTACGTTTTCCATAATGCCACGAACGAAGGCATCTGGAGCACTTGGGTCGGCGACGATATCAGCTGCAGTTGATAACATAAAGTCATCCTGAACAATCTGAACACCTTCGTTGTTTGCTTTTAGAGATCCAAGCGCACGGCTTGAAACACCAAGATTTGCGCCACCATCAAGTAATCCTCTTGCGATCATACCCATTGGTGTCTCTAAAATTTTGGCTCTACCAATCCAGTTTGTTCCTTCTTTCTTTAAAGAAGTAATCATGTGTGAAACACGATCTAGATTGATTGTTGGTGTATCAGGATGTCCCAATTCACCATAAGCACGATTCTTTTCAACATACTCTTTGATGTAACGATTAACTTCATTATCCATTGTTTTCTCTGGATACATACGACCATTACGATTCTTGAGTTCTGATTGAAGGTACACACCTTCAATGTAATATTGTTTACCCTTACCTAGTTTTTCTTCAACTATGTAACTTGTTTGTTCGAAAACTTCTCTAATTAGTTTCATGATTAACTTCCTACAGCAGCTGGGTTATCACCACCACCAAATTGAGCAGTCTCAATTTTAGGTGAGTATCCAGTTTGTTTACGTAGTTTGAGAATTAGAGTTGCTTCAGCACCAGAAACAGTAACTACGATATCAGAAGTGTTGTTTTGCGTTTGCGCAAACCCTTGTCCTTGAAAATCAAACGTACCACTGTTTTCTGGTGCGAATGTCATTTGGTTAACAGAGTTACGAGTAACAGTAATTGCTGATGTTAGTAAACCAGAAACCATATAACCAGTAATATCAACAGTTGGTGTACCACCAGAAGTAAGTGACTGCGAGGAAGCAAGCAAGTCTGTGTTTAGACTGATGGTCGCTGAAGCAGCAGTACCACTAACTTGGACAATAGTCTCTAAGTTAGTATTTCTTAAAATTGTTTTTGTAACAGCCATTTGTTATCCTTGTAATTGTCTGACTACTGACACAAAATTATCTCTACTTTCTGTCATATAATCAATAATCTCTTGTTTATCATTACAATTATTTAGCAATTCACTGATCTTTTGCATCGTTTGTTCACCGATAGCAACTTGTTTACCATCATTTAATTTAAAATCTAATTTTGTATCAAAAATATTGGCAGTTTTATAAGAATTTCTCATCTCCAACAAAACTGGATCAATAGTAAAAACCTTAGAGGAAGCAAGAGTCATGTAGTTTTCAATAAGTTTGGTCGTAATTTTAGTATCTTCGTTATATTTTTTGATAGTCGATGCAATCTTAGTTTCTGATATGTCTTCGTATAGTCTTATCTTCGTCTTGCTTGCTGTCTCTTGTAAATCAATATAATCTCTTACTTCCTCTAAACTTTCTAACCTTACCTCTAACTGAATACCATCAACAAAATATTCACCTTTATCATTTTCCACAATTTTGTGGTTGTAATGTGAAGCAACGGAAACTACGTTGCCGTAGTTCCCTTGTGAACTGTATAGTTTGCTAACAAACTCATTCAGTTTCATCTGCCTGTTCCTCTGTTGCTAATTCTTCTACTTCAAGATCTTCTTCTGCAACAGGATTAAAATATGTGTTAGCAACTTCTTGACGATATGTATCAATTCTATCTGCTACTCTAGTAACCATCAAATCATTGAATGTTGCCTCAGATCCTACTGGGTTTTCATCAATAATTGTATCAATCAGTTCGCGAATTTTGTCATCCATAATTACTCTCCTTGTTGTTGGGCAGTTGGTGCTTCCTGTGCTTCAGGTGGAGCATTTTGCTGCAAATAATTTTGTTGGGCTGTTTGTGTAACACCAGCAACCATACCTTGATGGTCAGCTGCCACAACATCCAAATCTTTCTCAGTTTCAATCTGAGTCTGAATTTCTTTAATATCCTGATCAGTCAAGCGTAGGATCTTAGATTGGATATACTCTCTTGAGTAATATTTACCAACGAAAGGATCCATTTGTTGCACCATTGCAACACGACCATTCACGATTTCATTTTCTTTTAGTTCTGAATAGTAATTATCTCTTACATAATCAAAACGAATATTCTTTTTAATTTCATCCCACTCATCTTCACGAATGATTCCTTTAAGAATCAACTGAACACGAATTACCTCTAAAAACAACATAGAGAAACGTGCACGAAGTCTATCAATAAACTTTGAAAACTTCACCTCATCACGAGATATTTCTGAAGATTTACCAAGATTGAAGCCATTTGATTCTTGGCTTTGTCTTGACATTGGGACGTTCAATGACATAAGCAATTTTGTCTTGAAGTAAGTGACGTCATCCATCTGTCCTAGATTCTGACCACCCTGCAATGTTGTAATTTCTGTACCCTTGCCACCTTCGCGACGAGGCATCCAAAAATCTTCAAGCATTGACATATGCTTACGGTCATCTCTAATCTCACCAGTTGTTGCATCATAAACAAGTTTATTACGATACTTGTTCATAATATCACGGATATATTGTTCCGCTTTAATCTTTGGTAAGTTACCCACGTCAATATAGAAAATACGACGTTCAGGCGCACGACTTACTCGATAGATAACGATTGAATCCTCAAGCATTTTTAACATGTTAACTGGCTTAATTGCCTTGTGTAAATAACTTAGAACCAAGTTCTTAGTTGTATCAACAAGACCAGATGTGCATGAAACAACACTATCTGCGCTCAGTTTAACACCTTGTGCTGCTGAGTTTGTGATACCTTTGTCATTAAAAACATAATAATCTTTTATGTCAGTAATAACATCTGTACCAGTTTGCTTTACACGCTCTTTCTTGACTTCTTTTACTTTACGAATCTTAAGAGCATCAATATAACGAAGTTCTTTGATACCTGCTTTTGGATCTTTCTCATCAATCAATACTTGATAATGAGTTTTTCCATCAACATACCATGTTCTAAAAATGTCATGTCCCTTTTGGTGGAAACCCAAAAGAGCAAGGACATTAGTAAATTCGTCATTAAATTTTTTCTTGATATTGTCAGATAATTTGACAGAATCAAGATTAAGTTTGATTGGTGGTTGATTATCTACAACCACCAATGCTTCATTTACGATATCTTCAATCGCAGCGTCAACTTCCGTATATCCTGCGATCTCTCTATACTTTCTAATTAAATCAACATCATTCTGTATAATTGTATCCGTATTAAGGACTTGCGCATAGTATCCAGCTTGTGATGCTACTAAGGCAGAACCATCATCAACTGGTGGGTTCACCACTGATTCTAGTTGTTCATCCTTCTTACGTTTTATTTCAAAGCCAAAAAATTGCATAGTATCTCCACCAAAGCATTAATAAATTAAATCGAAATAGGTACGTTAATTCCACCAATGTTGACGTTTGTCGATGCTGAAACTAAACCACCTGTACCAGATGTACTTGTTTCTGATGTCCAGTAATTGTATTGGAAAGTTGTTGTAAACTCTTCAATTTGATTATTGGTATCAAAGTTAAGTTCAATTGCTGATAACTCTGTTGGGTATGCGTCAACAAACTTATAATGTTTAACTGGCGTACCATTACGATCTAGTTGATATACATCTAAGTCAACTTGGTAATCGCCAGGACGTAAACGACCTGTGTTATTTGCTACATCGTTAATACCATTCATCCATGATTCAAATGCATTACGTAATGCAAAGTCATTGTCATTGATGATAGTAACTGTCCAAGGTGCGAAAGTTCTTTCGCCAGCCAAGTTTACTTGACGACCACGGAAGTTAACTGGGGTGTTATCGATTGTTGATGCTGGTAGTTGTGCGCCTTTACAAACGAATTGTCCTTTTGCGCTCAACAAAGCACCACCAGCCACATATCTTGGGAATGTTAACTGAACGAAAAACTGGTTCGCTCTAGCACCACCCCCAAGTAGATTGGCTTTAAATGCGTCAATATTTGCCATTTAATTTCTCTCCTGTTTATTGTTTATTTAGGGGTTATCCACCGATCTCATCAAACGAAACGCTTGTTCTAGCAGCAACAAAATTAAGAGTAATAAAGTTGATAGAACGAGCAGGTTTGATATAGATGTCAGCAACGAACTGATTGGTATCGATAATCTGACCAGTGTTGTTTGATTCATCACAAACAACTTTATAGTCATAGATACCACGGCGACCTTGAACATCACGTAGGAATGGCTCTACTAAGTTGCGGAATTGAGCACGAGTGAAACCATCGTTGAATTCGAACAACTGGAATTTAGCAGCTGTAGAGATTGACTTCTCAAGAATAATAAACAAGCGACGCACGTTGATACGATCAAAAGCGGATGGCTTAGATTGTAGAGTTTTGTCACCAAACAACACAGTACCTTGTCCTGGGAATGTAGTTACTGGGTTGATACCATTCTTGTAAAGTGTATCACGTTCTGCTTGACTTGGATTGTAAGAAAGTTTAACAACATTCTTAATTACACCACGATTATAACCACCTGGAGAGAACCATGGGTCAGCAGTAAAGTCAGTACGAGCACATAGACCAGCTACGTCACCATTCAATGGTACATAGATGTATTTGTCATTATACTTATCGTACATATATTTGTAACCAGAGTCCATAGAAGCATATGAACTTGATGTGTTAACAGCATTTGAAGATGCAGTTCTGTAGCTGATCAAATTGTTAAACAATGTTGAAGTAGTACAGATTGTTAATGAAGAACCATCGTCCTTAGCAGCTGATACGAATGCGATACAATCTTTACGAACCTCAGCAACGCTTTGGATTACATAGTTAGCAACAACTGATTCAACTTCACCAGTAGCAATTAAACCGATGTCGATATTTTCTGTGTTAGTGAACAAACCGAAAGCAGTTTGTAAACCAGATTTGATAGCTGCATCATGTGCTTTAGAAGAAACTGTATATCCGTCAACACCTTTACCGTTTGTCATAATAGCAAGAGCACCTGTTGACTCTGTCAAACTATAACCAAGGTATGTTGTATATGGACGCTTAAATGTCTTAAACACTGTATTAGAACCCATACCAAGAGCATTAATGCTAACACCAAAAGCAGCAGCAGAAGATGTATTTTGATATGTAGTTGAAACAACTGCATCTAATTGTTGCATCAACCAAGCGTAATCAGAATTACGATTTAGTTGAGTTTTGTAGTAGTTAATTGTACCATCGTTTAACACAGCATCAGATGCTTTAGAAACAGCAGTAAATTTCTCTAGTATTTGTCCTTGAACACCAGTAAAGTAACCAAGACGATCAACAACAACAATGTGCATTTCATCTTTAGCAGAAGAATAACCATTGTTAGATAGGTATGTTGATGTTGCTGGAGCTGTTACGAATGAATCATAGTATTCCCACTTGAACACGATTGACACGATACCAGAAGCAATCGCTGGGTTAGATGTTAGAGTAGCAGCTGATGCGCTAGTGATAGAAGCAATAGCAGATGTACCCAACAGAGTACCAGTACCTGCAGAACCTGACCAGAACTGAACTACTGTACCAACAGCAGCTTGAGTAGTTAGAGCACCACCAGTGATTGACAATGCTGTTGAGTTTTGTGTAGCAGCAATAGTACCTGTAGCTGTTTGGCTGAACGAATCAGCATCAGCAACAGAAATCTTCAATGAGTTACCCATTGAACCTGGATACTTAGCAATTGTTGACACTGTTGTTGCTGAATAACTTGCGTAGTTAGCAACATAGTCATCTGAACTCTTAACTGTAACTGCAGTAACATCTTCAGACTGAGCATTAAACGCAGTCGGAACACCAGATGAGTATGGCAAAGCACGAACAACTACCATATTGCTTGAATATGATAAGAAGTTTGCTGCAGTAAAGAATGAGCGAGCAATAAAATCATTAACACCTACTGGTTTACCAAATGTAGATGCTAAATCTGCTTCAGATCCTAATGTTAGTGCTTGTTCGGCAGGTCCCCAGCGGAAAAATCCAGCTGTTGCGCCTACAGAGGCAGCGATTTGAGGAATTACCAGAGAGAGATCTTTCTCTACAACTGATATTCCTGGAGAAACTTGAAATGGCATGGCTATATCTCCTTGATACGATTATTTGTCGTTGTTAAACAACCCTATGTTTCATCTTTTTATTTAGTAATTTGGTGATTTCAGAAGTTTTGAATCACTTCTTCTGGTCTTCCATCATCAATAAACCCAAATGGAGTCAATTCTTCTTCAATCGCTTTCATTTGTTTTTCGTACATACTCTTTCTCAGATTAACATCTTTAATGCTTAAATCTTTGAAATACGTATTTGTTGTCAACCAACCAAATAACACCAATGGCATAACCAAGTCATCGTGATACCCATCATCGGCTTCGTAGGATCCCTTTTTCTCAATAAATGTTGATATTTCAGAAATTGTATCGATATCGTTTACAATCAATTTATTTTCTTCAACCATACTCTTAAAATTGTGGCAACCGATGCGTTTTACACGCTTATCTGTATTTACCCCAAACTGAACCTTACCTCCACCAAAACCACCTGAGACAACTTGACCCATGGTAGTTCTATTTACGAAAATTATATTTTCATACATTAGTTCATCGTGCAAGATGTAAGCAACCTGTTCGCTAATGTTAATTTCAATTAATACATATGCATCATTATAGTCTGTCGCAATCTTATGTATTACGTTAGGATACAACAGAGGACTTATCTTATTGTTTCTATACTTACCAACCATTTTATAAGGCAACTCTGTCATGTCAACAATCACAAATGCAGAGTAGTCACCACCAACACCTTTAGCGATGTCAGCAATAATACAGTACTGGTGTCCTTTCTTAGGATACTCAGTTAAATCTAAACCATCTTTAGTATGTATAATTTCATCTGGGGATAGTTTAGCAATAGTAGATGCATCAACAAGGGTTAAACTAGAACCCAAGAATTTACACATTACCTCTTGGTTGTATTTCAACTCACCAAGTTGACGACGCTGTTCTTCAGCCCATGCTTCATCACGTCCTGGAATTTTCCAGTAAGGAATGAACATAGGAACAAAGTCATTACGACCTTTCTCTGCATCGTTCCAGAATTTCCAGAAGTGATTATAACCCAATGGAGTTGAGGTAATCAAAATCTTAGATGTCGTACCAGCAGAGATCGTTGGATAGACAGAAGTAAAGAAAGATTCAGCAACAGTATTCGGAATAATCGCTGCTTCGTCAATATACAACAAGTTAACTGACTTAGAACGAATACCAGCTGCTGTTGTTGCAGCAGTAAATACCTTTGAACCATTCTCTAATTCAACATCTCCCTTGTTCCAAGTAGTTACCCCCTGCTGCATCCAAAGTGGCAAATTCTCGTACATTAATTGATATCTAGAGAGAATTTCACGAGCAGTTGATGCTTTATTGGCCAAAATCGCCACGTTTTTGCTACCCTGAAACAAAGTGTACCATAATATATATGCAGCTGCAGTTGTTGTTTTACCTTGCTGACGACCTTCCATAATAATAACTTTACGATTATTATGGATCGTTTCAATTTTTTCTTTTTGACATTCGTATAATTTAAACTGTTGTAAACCTTTGTCAATCGTAACAATGTAACAATAATTATCTACAAAATAAACTGGGTCTTGCGAACATTTGATGTATTCTTGGATGTTCTCTTGAGTAAACTCAACAACAACACCAGCAGCTTTTAAATTCGAATTAGCATTATATGTTTTTGCCATTTAGAAATCGCCCAATGTCCAACTTTGCGTTACAGGAATAGGATCTGTTCCTACTGGTGTAGTTGATGGAGTAACAGAAGAACTAAATGTCTCAAGTGTTTGATTAACAGCTGCGCCAGCAACATCAGTAGTTGGGTTAATAACAGTAGCAGTAACTGTCTTAATAACCTTAGAAGTTGTAATTGGTCCAAACATTTGCGTTTTCATTGTAAATGTTAGAGTATAAATTACAGATCTTTTTGTTTCAAACTGACCATCGTAGTCATCTGTCAATGATACTGAATTTAAAACTGTAGGAACATCATATGTATAACCCATATCTGGGTCCAAATTAACAGTCACATTATAATGTGGTGTAAAGAAAGGAAGAATCTGCTCAACAATTTGAAGAGCATCTTCTTGTGTTTTTGCTAAGATGTATAATTGAATAGACAAGTTATATGGAACAGGAACAAACTGTTCACGTCTTACTGTTCCATCTGTTGTATCTTGCACAGCAAGTTTGTTAATTGAGTGTAGTTTTCTTGCGTTATCGTATTGAAAATCTGTAATTTCAAAAGTCATTCTTGGCAACACAATCTCGATCGGACGATTGTTATCTAAATCTGGATCCATCTCAGTACGAACCAACCATTTTTCTTTTGGTCCATATGTGATTGGCACTTTGATAAATTGATTGTCTGTGCCATCAAGATTATCTCTTTTTACATAGATATCATTGAACAGTTTACCGAAAACGATAATGCTATTTTTTACTGTTGAGAAATAAAAATGTGAATGATTAAGCATCGTTTACTTCTCCGAATGGATTTGTTTCATCAAAATCGATTAATCCTGAACCTGCGACATCAAGATTAGTATTATCTGTTTGATCAGTTGTTGGTCCAGTTGCGTCCTCTGATGAAATATCTAAACCAGATTCGGTATCAAATATTTCTCCATGTTCAGCACGGATATAAGGTTGATCATATGTGAAGTTATCTTCAATTGCATCAATCTCAGCAACACCAGTTTCAAGTTTCTCACTAGCATACTGGAATGTTTCAATTCTTAACTTGTAAACATACAATTTACCAAGCTGATAGAATGGGTCTTCGTGTTCTACGAAACGAACCTCAAACAATTTCTTTGTGAGTGGAAAATAAATCAAGTCGCCCTCTGCTGGACGTGTAAGTCTTGTTACATTATGACGTGCAATTTCTTTTTCCCAAGTGCGACGAGCAACTACTAATGTTGCTGATTTCTCTACTTCAATACCAAACTTTTGTAAAAATGTTCCTTGACCTTGGAAGTCATCAACATCTTCAAAATACATTTCTATTTGATAGGCTGCTTCGAATTTAGAAAGCACATCTTCACCAAACACGATATCCTTGGCAACAAGAATACGTGGAATGTAGTACACGTCCTGACCATAAATCTTAAGAGACTCAACGATTAAGTCTTCTACTAGATATTGTTCAGATCGTGTTCCTTGTGTGAAGTATACATTTCTAGCCATTTCATCCTACCATAAAGTCTGCTGGCAATGAGAACATAGTTTGAATTTCTTGTTCCAACTCTTCTTTTTCTTGAACTGCTTCGGCATATAATTTATCGCCATCAAGAGTAACGCCACCTGGAAGAGCAATACCAGAAAACTTTTTAATATTTGTTGCCCATTGTTTTTTAATTAAACAAGTAGCATAACGCTTCAACCAAATATCATTCCAAACACTAGCCCACAATTCTGGATCCATAGCACGATAGCAGTCTACAATAATATACATACTAGAACTCAATTCATGACTCCATGATTGATCGATATACAAACGATTTTGATGTTTGTTAAATCTTAATGGCTTTGATCCATTTAACAATAAGTCAAGAGTAGCAATATAATCGCGAACTGTGTTGTAGTAAACAAGACTTGTGTTTGTTAAATCATATAGATCGTTAAGACGTAGTTGGTATTGTAGGTTAAACAAACCATCAGTACCACCAGAAGCAGTATTATCACCAGAGTATGGGAAAATATTACGAACACCAATAATCAGTTCGTTGAGAGGAATATATCCGTTGGTGATATCTGTTTGTGTTACTTGATACTTGAGATAAATGCGTTCAACACCATCATAATGGAATTCTTGAAAGTATTGAAGTGCTTCGTCTATACGATCAGAAACTTGATCGTCGTCTACGTTAATTTCGACTACTGGTGCTCCAAGTTTACGGAGCACGTAATCAATTAAAGTATCTCTAGTAGTTGGGTGTGCCATATTACGCTTGTGCCTCTGTCCAAGATAAACGAGAAGCGATATTACCTGGAGGTGCAACAATTAGCGTACCATTAATACCGCTAGTTGAGTTCTTAGAGAATGCTAAATCAAAACCACCACCTGATTTTGCTGTAATTGCTTGTACAACAGAACCAACAGGAATACCACCATTTGATTGGAAAACAACCCAACCTAAGTTAATACCAGTAACATCACCAACAGTAACAATTGGTGAACCAGTTGTTGTAACTGTTGGATTTACTACAATTGGTGTTGCCACGTTTGACGCAACAACAGTAATAATATCTGGACCATCAGGATAGATACCAGTACCAGAACTGAGTGTTAGAGTATTAGTAGTACCACCACCAAGAATAGAATTACCCAAATCACGAACTGGTGTTAAATCAAAAGATGTAACAGCATATGCGCTACCACCACCACCTTGATCCGTATAGAACGCAAAGATTGTTTCGCCACCAGTAATCTGAGTACCAGTTGGGTGATAAGCAATTTGTGATAAACTTGAACCACCAACTGCTTGGAATGTTGGTGCATTTGTAACAAATTTTGGATTCAAAACGATACGTACGAAGAACGCACCATTGGTTGTAATACCAAGTGAGTTTAATTTTAACTGCATTCTGTTAACAAGTTCTTTATATCCAAGAACACCAGTTGAGCCATTATCAACAGAAGGCGACATACGCAAACTAATAACAGCGTTCAAAGTTGATGTGTAGTTTGTAATGTAAGCTGAATTACCTGCCGTGAAAACCAAAGATTTATCGTCATCGAAACGACCATCCATAATTACAGAAGTGCCCCAGTGGTTAGCTGTTGGTGAGAATTGTTGAGTATGTAAATAAACAGGAATCGCAGGTCCAGAACTACTATATGTATGCGTTGGTCCGTTGTTGTTTGAACTGTTAAAGTTACTACTCATTGAGTAAATAATAAAATCACTAATACTAGCACTGGCAGTACATGCTTGACTCAACTCAATTGTTGAATTTGTTTGATTGTAGCCAGTAATATATGTGTTTTCTGGAATACCTGTTCCTGTTACATAACAGCCAACTGGTACCATGTTAGCAGAGTTACCAATACCGTTAACAGCGAAACCTTTTGTTGTTGTTAATGTATTACTGCCGTTTACTGTTGCTACTGTACCACCAGATACGAAATAATCTGAACGATAACCAGCATAAGTAGCACCTGTCATACCTAAACCAGCACCACGTTGTGTAACAGTAAATGTATTTGTGCTATCATCTTTAGAAGTATAATAAACATACTCATAATAGTCAGCAGTTCCTGGACCACCAGATGTTAATGCTGTGTCAGTACTATCTTTTCCTGGATTTGCGATTAATAGAATACCACTATTTGGGAATCCAGAAGTATCAGTAACAGTTAATGTATTATTACCAGAAGTAAAATTAGCAGCAAGTGATGTATATGGAACAAAAGTATTTACTTCGTAACGTGCTGGTAAGTTACCAGAACGCATATATGCTTCAGTATTAATGTTTGAGTTTACAATTCTGTGACAGTAAATAATATTACCATTTTGGTCTTTAAAACCATATCGAATAGCACCAGCACCATACCAAGCATAGTCGGCATATAACATCTGCATCTTGTTAAGATCTAATGTGAAACCAGATGGACCATATCCATCGCAGCGATCAATATTCCAAGTTGATTGTGGAATTCTTGTATCAATAATTTTACTAATAACACCAGCTGTTAATGTTGCGTTACCACGATACTCTGGCGATATGCGCAGTCTAGTATCATTGATGATTTCCATAACTCGATATGCCAAACCACGAATATTAACCCAATCACCTGGATTTAA